ATGATTAGCAGCAGATATCCTATTTATTAAAGGAATAGTTATCTATTTCAATCCTATTTATTAAAGGAATAGTTATCTATTTCAATCCTATTTATTAAAGGAATAGTTATCTATTTCAATCCTCTTTCTGACCTATTTGAATAGGTTAAAAGGTTAAATAGTTTAAAGAGTTTTGAAGGTTAGGAAGGTTGAATAAGAAATATTATGTATTAGCCCTAAAAGAAACAATAAAGAATAAATAAGGAGAGTCTTTATGACTCTCCTTATTGAGATTAGAAAGATGCAATTGTAGGAGCACCATTACCCTCTTCATGAAGAAGATAGAAAAGACCTGTAGGATTTCTCTCGGTTTTTTCTCCTTCTACATAGGATACCATAGGATGCTTAGGTATCCCGGCCGATGCGACAGCACCTGTGTCAGCACCAAACGTGAAGAAGAGATTTCCATTCTTCGGATTCTTCTTAACATCGAGCCTATCTACTTTGGTAAGAGCTTTGAACTGCTCGATAGTGTAGGTTTTGAGGAATTTAAGTGTCCTTTCCATGATAAATTGATTGTTTGATGGTTAATAAAAGAAAATGGATTAATTTAAACCCTATAGGGGGATAATCCCCACGGGCCAAGAGATAGGGGAGGTCTGGTTGATGTATAACCCTCTCATGCAGATATAACCTATTTTTATAAAATTAAAAAAAAAATAATTTTATTGTAGATTTGGAAATTAAAAATATTTTACGTATCTTTGTCCCAATGGGACATAACAAGTATATTATGTTAACATTAGTACCTTTAAGGTAGGAGGGTATATTTAGGACTGAACTGCTCTGAGCCAAGTGGAGAGAATAAGGGGTATCCACCTCTGGTACGGTAAATCAGAGGCTTTTAGAATATAATATTCTAAGAGTGATAATAGGGGTAGACTAATAATATATAAACGGGGGATGGACTAAATATATTGAGAGCCATAATCTCAATCCTGGGGGATGAAAAAGAGAACCCCTAGGGTCCCTTTTTATACTAAATAATTATATATAAATTATTTGATTAAAGAGTGTTAATGATTAATCTAATAGAATTAGGAAGATTATACCTAAATTAGTAGGATATGAAAAAAAGAAAATATAGAGAAAGGTGTTCTAAAGATCATAAAGATGAAGATGTTCTTAATATTATTAAGAACAAGCACTCTATACTAGTATCTTTAAATGAAAGATATAAAGATTACTATGCAGAAAATATCCAACCTAGGAGAGGAATATCATTAATAAAATATAAGTATCCTATAAATATTAGAAGGAGATAAGCTATGGAATATAAAAACAAGAGATTTAAATTCTTTAATTCCACATGGACTATCAAATATGTAAAGGATCCTATAAAGAGTATTGATACGTCTGATGAGGGGGTTATATTTGGAATAACCAAACCTGCTCAAAAAGAGATATTAATAGCTCTTCTTGACGATACGGGGAAACCCTATAGTAAGGAACATATAGAGGAAACTTTAAAGCATGAATTAGTACATATGATATTCCATGAAGGTCAATATAATAGTTGTTATATTGATGAGCCTCTTGTAGAATGGGTAGCTAAATCTTTAATAGAACTTAATATTAAGAAAATGATATGAAGATTATTTATAATAAAATACTACCTATAAAGGGATACAAAATAATAAACCTATTTGGAATATTCTTTGTACGGATAAATTCTGATGGAACAAAACCTAAAATTCTATGGGAAGATATTAATCATGAAACTATTCATACTGTACAGATGAAAGAGTTATTATATATAGGTTTTTATATATGGTATTTTTTTGAGTGGCTAATAAGGCTGCTTTTAGAGCCAAGCAGTGCTTATAGATCAATCTCCTTTGAAAGAGAGGCCTATGCAAATGAAAACAATTTACACTATCTTCATGATAGGAAAAGATTTAATTGGATACAATATTTGAGGAAGTAAGATATGGAAGTAGGATTAACAATATTATTGTTTATAATGGTTATTCTAAATCTCAGCACTGCCATACCTCTATTAAGAGGGCTTAAATTTCAAATAGAGGATTATACATGCAGTCAAGAGGTAAAAGAAGTAAGAACCAATATTATGGCACTTAAGATAATTAATACATTATCAGCTATAGCCAGTATAGTAGCTATAGTATTATACAGCATTTAAGACTACACTAGTAAAAAAATTCCTATTTTATTTGGTAAATAGGAATTTTTTATTTATCTTTGCAATGTCCTTAAAAAGGAATTAAAATTAATTGATTAAAGATAATTAGTATGACAACAAAGAAATGGATTTCAGCAGCTATAATAGCTGTAGTGGTAGTAGGAGCTTTAGCACTTATTAAGTTATTCCCCTTCTGGGTAACTCTTTCCTGTCTTATATCTTTAGCAGGAGGCTTAATTGCAGGATATTTGCTTAAAGATAAAGTAGAAACTGTAGTAAACATGGTAGATTCTACGGAGGTAATTAATAGTATTAAAGATTGGTTCTCAAGCCTTACTACAAGTGAAGTTTCTAAGGCTGTATCAGCAGCTAAAAAGAAAACTACTACAGCCAAAACAGGGAAGTAGACCCTGTTTTATTGAGCCATGGTGTAATGGTAACACTGCAGATTTTGGTTCTGTCATTTTGGGTTCAAATCCCGATGGCTCAACTACTACTTAGTATAATGAAGAATGTAGGAATCTCCCAAATTTCTTATGGAAGTTTGATTCTCTTGGAGAGTATTAAATTAATAAATTGATATGGCATTAGATAAATGGATGCACTTAATAGTAGGTTTTACTATTGTTACTACGATTAGCTTATTTCTGCCAGCTTGGGTCGGATTTACTCTTGGAGTTTTAGCTACCTTAGCTAAGGACTTTATATGGGATAAATGGCTAAAGAAGGGGACATTTGAATTGGCAGATATTTACTGTGGAGTTGTTGGTTCGTTTATTGGTTTTTGGTTTGGATTTTTATCCCAGCATATATAGAGATCATTATGATCTCTGGCTAGGATTCTCTTTTTAGCAGTTAGAGATTAAAGAAACTGCTCCTATTCCTCAATAGCTCAGTTGGTTAGTAGCACCTGACTGTTAATCAGGGGGTCCCAGGTTCAAGTCCTGGTTGAGGAGCTAACTATTAAATCTTGAGGTGCCAGAGTGGTTTAATGGGATAGATTGCAAATCTATTAATTCGTAGGTTCAAATCCTACCCTCAAGTCAATAAATTATGGAAGACAAGTTAGATAAGGTACTCAAGAATTAAGAGATTCTCAATAAGAATCAGTTAGCTATATATGGAGTTCTTATGAAGATTGAGGAAAAACTTCCTTCAGGAGGAAAAGAATTCCTTAGAAACTATTTAGCAGATATAGCAGGTACAATTACTGCAGAGTTGGGATTAGTCGATATATTAAATACTTTAAAGAAAAGATAATGCCTCCTTGGTGGAATAGGTAGACACACCAGATTTAGGATCTGGGATGAAATAATAGTAGTGTGTAGGTTCGAGTCCTACAGGAGGCACTGACTTACTAGATATAACATTATTAAAACAAATGATTATGTATGAAGATATACTATTGTCTCCAATAGAGACAACTAGAAGACAGGAAGAGCTTAACACAGGTACTTCAGAGTTTTTCATAAACTTTTTAAATAGATTGGAAGGATGGAAAACTAAATGCAAAAATTTGCATTGGGCAGCACCTAAGAAGAACATTCATGTATATCTTGATGAATTCTTAGAGATCTTAAGTGAGTACCAAGACTCTTTAGCTGAAGAGTATCAGGGACTATTAGGACATATGCAACCTAATGTAATTAAAGGAGTAGTAAGTGAAGCATTAAATGCTATAGATTTTATTAATGAAGTAAAGGGTTACACATATAAATTTTATGATGCTCTCTCTAAGGAAACTCCATATGCTGGTATAAGATCAGAGTGTGAAACATTTATCCATAACATATTGAAGTATAAGTATTTATTTGAATTATGTGATATTAAGCCATATTAAAGTAATGAAGCCTTCTTAGTATAAGGGTAATTACTCCTGTCTTGTAAACAGGAAATGAAAGTTCGATTCTTTCAGAAGGCTCATAAGTCAGTGATCATAATATGCTGTGAGAAGGCTGACATCTCTTGGGGATCAGTATATACATTGTATGAAGACATCTATATATTAAAATTTTAAAGAATTGAGTATACTCTATAATCTTTAGTCTTTTATCAATGTATCCGGTGAAGAGAGGTGTAGGCAAAGGCAAAACCTACAAGGCCATAGTACCAATACCCAAATCTATGGCAATATGCAGATGGGTGAAACGGATATACAAATCATATGAGTCTCATAATCTCATGATAGCCAGTTCGACTCTGGCATCTGCAACAATAATCAATAAGTTATGGCAAGAGTAGAAGATAAACAGGCACAGATAGAAAAAGAAGTGTCTAGAATGAATGTATTCTCAGGAAACACATTAAGAGAAATTATAAATTATGCTAATTCTCACTCTTTAAGAAAAGAGGATATAGTATCTATTCTAAAGGAAAATGGGCAGTTTTGGCTAATTTATTATAAATGAATTTTATATACAAGATGGAGAAGATAGAAAGAGATTTAATGGATGAGGGAGAGTTTAAGAAATACCTGCAGAGGGTATTAAGTTATAATAGGATTTCTCCTGAAGCAATAGGGAAATATAAATCTATTGAAAGAGCTATTAGAAGGGGGCATTTGACTCAGGATGGTAGAATAGTTCCTAAGAGACCCTTTAATAATAGATCTAATACTAGTAAGAGAAAAGGAGTTGATAGTAGAAATAATGAAGTAAAAAAGACTCTATATGGACAATTTATGCAATACTATTGGAGAGCATCCAAACAAGGATTACTATAATTCTATTCCAGTGACTTATTGTAAGAATTGTCTATCATTAAAGATAATGGGATTGGATGATTCTTTAAACTACTGTGATGAATGCGGGAGTACGAATATAGGATCTACTGATATAACATCTTGGGAAGAAATATATGAACAGAGGTATCATAAATCATTTATTAAAAAATAAATAAAGTTATTATGGAAGAGAAGAAAATAACAAAAGCTCAGAATGAAGAAAATAAGGTAGAAAAGCCTGAGAAACTTTCTTATGAACAATTAGAGAACATAGCTCATCAGTTAAGTGAGCAGTCAAGGGAATTATACAATAAACTTCAAGCAGCTAATATGTCTAATCTCTTTAAGAGACTAGATTATTTATTTAAGATCCTTGAAAATAGCCATCACTTTAATAATGAATTTGTACAGAGTACTGTTTCAGAAATTGAAGAGTTAATGAAACTTCCAGAAGAGGATTCTAGTACTCAAGAAGAATAATCCACAAGTTTTAATATAACCAATAGTAATGAATAAGGAAATAAATAATGTCATCAGAATTCCTACTTCATTAAATAGTAAGTTCTTCAGATATTGGTTTGAGTTTTTACAACCCTTCCATAAGCTAACTGAGAGGGAAATAGATGTGATTACTAGTCTTGTAAAACAGAGATATGAACTTAGTAAAGTCATCAAAGATGATGAAATACTTGATAGGGTTACAATGAGTGAAGACACTAAGAGGAAGGTAAGAGAAGAGTGTAATATGACCTTACCCCATTTCCAAGTAATTATGGGGAAATTAAGAAAGAGTAAAGTTATTATAGATAATAAGATAAATCCTAGATTTATTCCTAACATTAGGGAGGATTCCGGGACTTTTCAACTTCTGTTACTTTTTGAATTAAAATGAATTATTCTGAAATAATCAAGAAGGTTTCTCAGGAAACTGGAATCCCTGTCAGAGTAGTAAATTTGGCTTATAAATCCTATTGGAAGTTTATAAAACAAAAAATACAAACTTTACCCCTTAAGGGTAATATCAGTGAGGAGGAGTTCAATGCCTTAAGAACTAATTTTAATATCCCAAGCTTAGGAAAGCTTTACTTAACTTGGGATAGAGTACAAGGATGCAAGAAGAGATCAGATATTATTAAAAAGATAAAGAATGAAAAAGGTATTCATAAGCCAGCCAATGAATGGCAAAACAGAATCGGAGATAATGTTGGAAAGGAATAAAGCAATCTCTGATATTGTCAATCAGTTGGGGGAAGAGGTTTATATCATAAATAACTTACCGCATCTTTTTAAAGATGCTTCCCCTCTGTGGTATCTTGGAAGATCTCTAGAACTGATGTCATCTGCTGATATCGTCTATTTCGCTAAGGGATGGAAAAAATATAGGGGCTGTAGAGTAGAGCATTTAGCAGCTCATGAATATGATATTAAAATAATGAATTATGTTGAAAATTAAAAAGATAAGACCCATGTTTACATCTCTCATAACTACTATGAATAAATATGAGCAGGATGAAATAATTAGTGGATTAATAGATCCTCTAAAGAGAGAGGGTAGTATAAAGGAATATCAAACTGTGCTCTCAGTTGGAAGTATGGTAAAAGATATAAAAGTAGGGGATTTAGTATGTATCAATCCTACAAGATTTGCTGTAAAGAAACATAAGGAAGGAACTCTAAAAGATGGAGTAGTAAAGGATAATCCTATTATTCAATATAATTTTGATGTCATAGAAATGGATGGAGAGCAATGTCTACTTCTTCAAGACAGGGATATTGATTTTATTATTGAAGATTGGGAGGAGATAAAAGAAGAATGCCCATCAGCGTTAATACGTCCTGCTAATGATATTATAATATAAGACATAGGGATTATTCATGGCACTTCTTGAATAATCCCTTTATTATTGTGATGTAATTATGAAGCTATTTAAATACGAAGGATATAAAATAACTATAGCACCTGAAGCTTTGCTCCTAAAGCCATTTAAACAGATTTGGCAAAGGGATAGAAGTAGAAATAAGGATAAGGCTCTAATGGAACTAGGATTCATTTATTTCTTCTGTGATACCAGAAGTGATTATCAGTATCTTACTGATGAGGATGAGAGGAAGAGAGCTATCAAAGAGGGGGAGGGTCTCCCAATTAATTGGGAACCAGATAAAGTAGTTCTGGAGGCTATGAAGTTATACAGTAGTTCTAAATCTGTATCAGCGCTGCTTCTTGAAGATACTAGATATGCTGTAGATAAATTAAGAGCTCTGTTAAGAGCTATTGACCTATCTGAAACTGATGATAGGGGTAAACCTATCTACCCACTTAACACTATTACAGCTACTATAAAACAAGTACCCTCTTTAATTAAAGATTTGGATGAAGCAGAAAGGGCTTTAGCTAAAGAGCAGATAGATTCTAGTAGAATAAGAGGACAGGGAGAGAAGACATTATTGGAGGATAATTTAAATATTTAGTATGAGAGTAGAAGAAGTTATAAAGGGACTCAATAAGCATATTGAGGATAAAAGATGTAATAAAAATATTAAAACTACTGGCCACTTAGTTCTACAAAAGACTATTACTCCTCATCCTACATTCAAGGCTTATAAGAAATATAAGGGTATAATATGGTTTGTAAAGGGGAATAGAAAGTATAAGGTATTATCTGTAGAGTATAATAGTAATGTCTCTTCTGCAGAAAGAGAGATTGCTATATTACTATGTCAATCAATATTCAATTGGATAGGCTCAGTATTTTATGAACAAGTGATAAATGGTACATATATAGGATATGAAGCTGCAGAACATAAATATGAATAAATATCAAACTGAACTAACTGAGGAATTGATTAATAGCCTTCCTCAAGAAGTCCAGGATCAACTATTTGATACTATAAATAATGTAGAATTTGTCAAGAGGCTTATAAGTCCTACAAGAGAATATGCTAAAGATAGACCTAGGGACAAATATGGTAGAATTATTGTAGATCTAGCTAATCCCCATATTCTAGAGGATATGGATTATTTCAGACCTACTGCCTTACATTACCAGAAATATGGTACTTTTACTAATCTAAGACCTAATTCAAACCCTAATAGTGAATATGGAAAATGGCTTAAGCAGGAAATACACAGATGCTGGGATGGATATATAAGAGAGTCTGATGGAGAATGGGTAACAGGTTATATGTATTTTTATTTAAACTATTGTCCTATAATGCTTTCTAAAATCAGAGGAGAATCTAAGCAAGCAGATAGAGTATTTGATTTCCCTGAAGTCTGGGAGGGAATTTACTGGAGATTCCATTATATAGATCAGATGAGGAATGGAGGACTATATAATAATTTTGACGGTGGAAATCATGGAGCTGAGTTAGCTAGGAGAGGTGCCTCGAAGTCCTATAGTTTAGGTTCTATAGCTGCACATAATTTTATATTAGGGGAAAATAAGACAGCCTCAAAAAAAATCAATACTGTTATAACAGCATACCAGAAGGAGTATCTAATTAAGGATGGAACTTTAAATAAGTTCTTGTCTATGGCTGATTTTTGTGCAGAAAATACTCAATTTCCTAGGAAAAGATTAAAATCATCTATACAGGATATGATATGGACTATGGGATACAAAGATATAGATACAGGAGTAGAAAAAGGTACTCATAACACTGTCCTAGGAGTATCATCCAAAGATGATGAATCAAAAATGAGAGGTAAGAGAGCTCATATATTAGTAGATGAGTTTGGTACATTTGCTAGGCTTATTGATGCATACAATGTATGGTTGCCTTCAGTTCAAGAGGGAGATATAGTATTTGCAATGATTTATCTATGTGGTACAGCAGGAGATAGTGAGTCCGACTTTGCAGGTGCTCAGGAGATCATGTATAATCCTAAAGGATATAATATGTATGCACTACCTAATGTATATGACAGGAATAACCAGGGTAGGCCGTATTTTGTATTCTTCTTTCCAGGTTATATAAATAGAAAAGGATGTTATAATGAGAATGGAGTATCTGACGTTATCAAAGCTCTTATAGAAATATTTCTAAATAGGTACAGAATTAAGTATAATTCTACAGATCCTAATACAATTATTAAAACTATAGCTGAAATACCTATCACTCCTTCAGAAGCTATCATAAAGACTGGAGTTAATATGTTTCCTGTAACTGATCTTTCTGAAAGACTAGGGCAGCTGGATAGCAATCCAAGAGAATATGACGATGTATACGTAGGTGAATTATTGATAGATAAGAGTGGAAAAGTAGATTTTAAACCATCCTCTAAACAACCCATTAGGGATTTTCCTCATAAGGATAATAAGATAGAAGGGGCTGTTGAGATATATAAGATGCCTGAAAAGGATAAGTCAGGTAAAGTATTTGACAATAGATATATCTGTGGAAACGATCCATATGATGATGATTCTTCTGATACTATGTCTTTGGGTTCCATGTATATTTTAGATTTATGGACTGATACCATAGTAGCTGAGTACACAGGAAGACCAGCATTTGCTGAAGATTTTTATGAGATATGCAGAAAGATGTGTTTATTTTATAATGCCAGAATGAATTATGAGAATAATAAGAAGGGATTATTTGCTTATTTTTCAAAGATGAATTGTTTATGTCTTTTATCTGATACATTGGATTTTCTTAGAGATAAAGATATGATCAAGGGATATGGCTATGGAAATAAAAGTAAAGGAGTGAATGCAACTGCTCCTATCAATGCTTATGCTAGGAATCTATTAAGAAGCTGGTTACTAAAGCCAGTACCTATGGTACAAACTATTGATGGGGAGGAAAAAGAAGTTATGATTCCTAACCTGTATAGATTAAGATCAAGAGCTCTAATAAAAGAGCTCATATTATATAATAGTGAAGGAAACTTTGACAGAATATCAGCTATGGGAATGTTGATGCTCTTAAGAGAAGATAAGATGATTCTCTATGGTGGAAATGTAAGTAGAGCAAAAGAAGAAGATGCTAACTCATCATATTTAGGCAATGACCCATTTTTTCAGGCTAACTATGACTTAAGACTAAAGAGTAATCCTAATAGAAATATCGGTATATAATTAATAAATTATTTATAATATTGTGCACCTGACTTATTTTGTATATTTTTGTACGACATAAATAAGTATAATATGGCTGGACTAATAAATTTACCTCCTCAGCAATTACCTTTTAACAGGAAGAATAAAGCATGGAGGAAAAGACATTTGGATTGGGCTGATAATAAGACGTTTTTTAACTATAGCCCTGTTAGGAAGTCAGTGATTCATAAAAAGATTAATTATGATCTACTAAATGGTAAATTACATATGTCTGATATGGAGGTTGTACTAAATCCGGAAGGGATAAAAGCAGGGTTTATTCCAGATAGAATACAGCACTATCCTATCATGAATAGTAAGTTAAATATTCTTAGAGGAGAGGAATCTAAAAGAGTATTTGATTATAAGGTAATAGTAACTAATCCTAATGCAATCTCTGAGATCGAGGATAATAAGAAGAATGAGCTGTTGCAGAGACTTAGAACATTAATAGCTGATACATCTATATCAGAGGAAGAGTTCAACCAGGAGCTCGAAAAATTAAATTATTATTATACATATGAGTGGCAAGATTTCAGAGAAATAAGGGCCAATGCTCTCATAAATCACTATACAAAGGAATATGACATTCCTCTTCTGTTCAATGAGGGATTTATGGATGCCATGACTGTTGGAGAGGAGATATACCAATGTGATATTATAGGAGGAGAACCTACTATAGAGAGAGTCAATCCATTAAAGATCAGAGTATTCAAGTCAGGATATTCTAATAGAATAGAGGATGCTGATATTATTATTTTAGAAGATTACTGGAGTCCTGGTAGAGTCATAGATACTTACTATGATGTTCTAAGTAAAAAGGATATGGAATATATAGAACATATCCCCGACCATGTAAGCCAGGCTTCTATAGATTCAATGGATAATATTGATGAAAGATTTGGATTCGTTAATAATAATATGGTTGGAGAAGAAATGAGCTCTAATGGCTTTTATTTTGACCCATTGAATCTATTCTCTGATTCTATCTCTAATTCTTTACTACCTTATGATTTAGCTGGAAATATAAGGGTACTTAGGATGTATTGGAAGTCCAGAAGGAAGATAAAGAAAGTAAAGTCCTATGACTTGGAAACAGGGGAAGAGATATATAATTTCTATCCTGAAACTTATATTATTAACAAAGATCTAGGAGAGGAAGAAAAAATATTTTATATTAATGAAGCATGGGAAGGAACTAAGATAGGAACTGACATTTATGTTAATATGAGGCCTAGGGTAGTGCAATATAATAGACTATCTAATCCTTCTAGATGTCATTTTGGTATTGTAGGCTCTATATATAATCTGAATGAGAGCAGGCCCTTTTCTCTAGTAGACATGATGAAACAATATAATTATCTATATGATGTCATCCATGACAGACTTAATAAATTGATGGCTAAGAACTGGGGTAAAATACTAAGACTAGATCTAGCTAGAGTACCAAAAGGCTGGGATATAGAAAAATGGATATATTATGCTAAAGCTAATGGCCTTGCTGTAGAGGATAGCTTTAGGGAAGGTAACATCGGTGCATCTTCTGGTAAATTAGCAGGAGCATTGAATAATGCATCTTCTGGAGTAATTGATGCGGAATTTGGTAATTCGATTCAACAGCAAATTAATCTCCTTGAATTTATTAAACTTGAAATGTCTGAAGTAGCTGGAATAACTAGACAAAGGGAAGGTCAGATTAGTAATAGAGAGACAGTAGGAGGAGTGGAACGAGCCACTCTTCAATCTTCTCATATTACTGAGTGGCTATTTGTAATACATGATGGTGTTAAGAAGAGAGCTATTGAGTGCTTTCTTGAAACTGCAAAAATAGCTCTCAAAGGAAGAAAGAAGAAGTTTTCATATATCCTATCTGATGGGACTAATATGATAGTTGATATTGATGGAGATGAGTTTGCAGAAGCTGACTATGGTTTAGTGGTTGATAATAGTAGAGGAACACAAGAGCTTTCTCAAAAGCTTGATATACTAGCTCAGGCTGCTTTACAGAATAAAATATTGTCATTTTCTACTATAATGAAATTATATGGTTCCCATTCCCTTGCCGAAAAGCAGAGATTAGTAGAAAGAGATGAACAACTTATGCAGGAAAGATCATCTCAGGCACAGCAGCAACAGTTGGAAACTCAGCAACAGATAGCTCAGATGGAAGCCCAACAGCAACAGGCTGAATTACAGCAGAAAGAGCAAGCTAATATTAGAGATAATGAAACTAAAATTCTAGTGGCTCAGATACAAAAGGAAGACAATGACGGGATCAAAGAATATGAATTCTCAGAGGAAGCAAGAGCTAATCTATTGGAGAAGATAAGAGAATTTGATGAGAAATTAAAACTAGATAAAGATAAGTTGAAGCTAGATGAGAGAAAACATAGAGATGATATAGCTCTAAAGAGAAAAACTATGAATGAAAAGCTCGTATTAAATAATAAGAAATAGATATGAAGAGATTCAGGACTATATTTGAATCAGCTGCGACTCCACCATCTGAAAACGATTTATGGTTAAAGAAAGGAGAACTACTATATTATTCAAACGAAGGATGGAAGAATATATTAGGTACTGCAGATATTGATTTATCAAATTATTATACTTCTAAAGAGGTTGATAATCTTTTAGTCTTAACGAAAGAAGAGATTAATGATAGTATTGAACAAGATCTTAATTTAGTATATAAGAAGATTAATACTAAGCAGGATCAATTAAATGGAGTTGGATATGTAAAAGCTAATGGTACGTCTATATCTTATGATAATAGAACGTTTGTAACAGGAGACTCAAGCGGAACAGCTGATAAGGCTAAGACTCTTTCTGTTGTAGCTATATCTAATTTTGAAACTTTTAATCCAGCAACTTTAAATATGCGGGTTGGAGAAATCAGAATGTTTAAAGCTGCAGCCGCTGTTGGTTCACCGTGGGGCTCTGCCTCCTCTTGGGCAGGATTCATAGTATTGGTACAGAGTGGATATTGGAAGTATGAGGCATTATCTTCTTCACATGGAGATGGAATTGCTATTGGATATTATAGGAGCAATAAGGGATTTGATGGGTGGAAATATTCTCCATCATTATCATCTAGTGCTGTATCATGGAATGGGGGATCTCCATTTGAACTAACAATAAAAAACTTCAATGTAAATGGGGTAAGTGGAGGATTAATAGCACCCAATTCATGGAATGGTAGTTATCCATTAAATATATGGGCACCTACAAATGCAGGAGCTGAAGGACAGGTCCTTACATCCTCAGGAGCTGGATTAACTCCAGTATGGAAAGATCTTACTGACATACCTGCTGCAGAGTCAGCGAAAAAATTATCTAATCCACGTCTTATCTGGGGACAATCCTTTGATGGAACTGCAAACGTTGATGGTGCTTTCACCATGAACCTAAATAGTGGATCACATGCTCTTTCCCTTAATATTCCTTCAGGTGCAAATGTTATCAATGTTAATAATAGTAATTATACAATAGCCGCGAATAGTATACATTCTGTTGACGTACGGAAAATATCTTCTACTTTTTCCAGAGGGTGGAGATATCTAGACACTGAGTCACCATCCACTGGCTTATATGTTTTTGGTGTATATGGAAATGCAGGGACTGTGGATTATTATTTCTACGGAGGAAATTATAGTTCGCCTCTTCTTAAAATTAATAGAGCTACATCATCCCCTAGAGCTGAATTATCTGGAATAATGCAGGCAAGTGGATTTAAAACACCATCAGGAGCTTCTTCTCAGTTTTTAAAAGCTGATGGTAGTGTAGATTCTAATACCTACATAACAAATATTAATCTCACATCCAGGTTAGATGATTATGTTACAACAGAAACCACAATAAATGGGAAGGAGATAGGTAATGGTGTTAATTTGGTACCCTCAGATCTGGGAATACAACAGAAAAATATAAATATAAACGGAAGCTCTAAAACTGTTTATGCTCCTAATACTGAAGCGATAGGAACCATATATGCTCCTACTTCTGCAGGGAATGCTGGACAAGTCCTTAAATCTAATGGGTCTGGTCCACCTGTTTGGGTTAATTTCTCAGAAGCAGAGTATGGAGAAGAATCAACATTCTATTTTATGACTAATCATGGTGGTACAATATATATCCCTGGACATGAGCCAAAACAGTTACCCACTCATGGTGGTACCTCTGTTTTATTCTATGATAGAGCACCAGTATTTATATCTTTCAATTCAAGATCTCAATGTAGAGACTTGAAGCTATCTCTACTACTTGGTAGTAGTAATACATTCGTTTTATATCAAATGAGTTACAATAATTTAAGTGGTCTGAATAATGGAGTAATGGTCCAATATGATTATACAGCTTCTGTAGGTTCCACTTACCCAACGCTGGCTGGAATAATCTTTTATCCTAGTGATGGATGTACATATTCATTAGAATACAATCCTACATAATAAGTGTAAATAATTATGAAAATAAGAGAAATTATTAATAGTAGTCAAGCCCCCTCTTCTCTACAAGATCTGTGATTGGACAGAGGCAGTCTTAAATATTTTAGTGGCAGTGGATGGAAAGCTATAAACGCTTCAGGTACCCCACCTGCTGATGATGAAGATAAAGAAGAACTTGAAGAAAAGGTTGATAGTTTAGATAAAGAAATGGGTGAAGTAAAACAATCTATTTCTAATATAGAACAATACTTCAGTCCCTCAGTATTTCTCTCTATTGGTGACTCGGATGAAGTTAAAGCTTCAAATTTAGCTGCTTTATCTCCTATTTCTGTAGGAGATCCATTTCAATGTGAAATCAACTACGGTTTTGGAGTAGGTAGAATGTCCTCTAGTGGGGGATTTGCTCATGTAACAACCTCAGAAGGTCATGAAACTTTCTATGATATATCTACAGATGGAGCAGTAACCAAGAACAGTACGTATGTTAAACCCAATGAGCCATTACAGGTTGTGCTCTCTGTAGAGGATTTAGAATCTGCAGTAGATGATACAACTTCAGCTGCTATACAAAAAGCAGCTCTTATTGTGATTGTTGATGAAGAGGGTAAATCTACAGTTTGCACTAGAATAATGAATGATAGCTCTTCTAACCCATCATTTTTTGTTCCATCATCAGATAATACTCTAATGAGACTTACTTTCAGCATTACTAGTAAAACATTTTCATCTAGTGAATACAAGCCTGACATAACTATAGTCGCTGCTACTGTAGATACATTAGGAGCAGTTAAACAAGCAGATAGAGTAAATGACCTTAGTGTATCAGCAGAATTAGCTGATGTAGTTACTGCATTTAATTCTCTATTATCGAAACTAATTACTGCTGGGATAATGGTTCAGAAACCAACCTAAATAAATAATAAATATATAATAAATAATCTTCTTATATAGTTGTATGAGAGGATTATTTATTATATATTTGCATGTTATATAGCTATGAAAGTATGAAAAAATATATAATAATAGGCTTAGTTATATTGGCAGCTATTTTGGTAGCAAGCATATATATATTATACACTAGTAATAGAAATCTAAAGGAGGAATTAGAGATAGTTTCCTCTAATCAAAAGGCCTTTATAGCTGAAAATTCAGCATTAAAGGATGAAAATATAATGTTTAGATTAACTGTAGAGCAGTTAAAACAATATAATGATTCTATTCTTATTAAGATGAATAATGTAAAGGAGGAGCTTAAGATAAAAGATAAAAACCTTAAACAAATGCAGTACCTTCTTTCTGAGGCTCAGAAGAAAGATACTATTATGTTTAGGGATACTATTTTTAGTAGTCCTTCTTTAAATATTGATACTATTTTGGGAGATCAATGGTATAAGCTGAGCTTAGGACTTAGATATCCTAATACTATCATTGTTAATCCAAGTTTTATTAGTGAGAAATATATTGTAACTAGTTATAGGAAGGAGACTATTAATCCACCCAAGAGATGTTTTATAGGCAGATGGTTTCAAAAAAAGCATAAGATAGTAGAAGTAGAAGTTGTTGAGAGGAGCCCATACATAGAGAATAAAAAACAAAGGTTTGTAGAAATTCTAAAACAACATTAATATGATTGATGTAGGTATCCTAATTACCGGAGGTATTGGTTTAGTCTCAACAGTAGTAAGTGGTTGGGCATCATGGTTCTTTGCTAGAAAGAAATACAATGCTGAAGTGGACTCTAATGAGATAGAAAATTTAAAGAAATCGCTTGAGTTCTATGAGAGTATTGTAAAAGATAATAATAAAAAGCTTCAGTTTTACATTGACTTAGCTGAGAATAATAGGATTGAGGTATATAGATTAAATGGAGTAATACATAGGCTTCTCAATAATTCATGCCTTGATAATGGATGTATTAAAAGAATGTTTTATACGGAGGAACAGATTAGGGATATTCTAGGTGAAGTTGCTCCACATATAGATGAAGAAGATGCAATTAAAGCTTGAAAGAAAATATTTTAAGAAAGGGTACACGATAGGAAATCTATATATCAACGGAGAGTTCTTCTCTAATACTCTTGAAGATGAGAATAGAGATTTGAATAAAAATGGTAAGTTTGATAATGGAGAATCTAAAGTGAATTCAGAAACATGTATCCCATTTGGAACTTATAAGGTAGTAGTTAGCATATCTCCAAGATTCGGAAGAAAGCTTCCTAGATTATTAAATGTCCCTTCTTTTGAAGGTATATTAATCCACAGAGGAAATGAGGCGAAAGATACTTCTGGGTGCATTCTTGTAGGAGAAAATAGAGAACCAGGTAAAGTACTTAACTCAACTAAATATGAATTAAATTTAGTTAAAATTCTAGAAGCTGCTATTGCTAAAGGAGAAGAAGTTACAATCGAAATTATTTAATTGTTTAATCTTTTAATATTTATGTTATGGCAAAGAAATGTGGAGGTAAGAAAAAAGGCAGAGGTAAAAGAATGTAATTTAGTTAAACCTATTTGATATGACTAAAGCCAAAGAGGTGTGTGAAAGATATAGGGGTATTCTATCACAATCCATAACTCATGCTGATGTATATGTAGCCATTAATTCTCATTATCATGACTATTGTGAACTGTTTAAAGCATGGTTTGGGGATGGAATAGATCAGAAGATAATAGAATCAGCCATTATATTCTGGTTTAAGGATGATGACTACAGAGAAGGCTCTAAATTATGGAACTATTTCAAAGAAAATTAACAAGATGGGGTAGAATAATAAATATTCTACCCCTATTTTATAATATTAAATACTAGTTTTCCTTATACTATTATAAATATTTTTCTTATTAAGTTGTCACCCTTAAAATTTGTATATATCTTTGTATTGTGTTTAATAACTAAATAATAGGAGAAATATGGAGGAAGAACTTAGTTTAGATAACATCCTGGAGACAGAGGATATAGAGAATCTGTTTTCAGAACAAGAAATACAGGAGATCACAAATAGTGAATCTCCTGAAGAAGATAAAGAAACTACTGAGACTGTTAATGTAGATAATTTATTTACTGATGAGTCAGAGAGCGTAGGTAGTGAAGAGAATAATGCAAGGGATAAGGAAGATACCGGCTTATCTAATGATAAAGGTGCTTCTCCTATAAACAACTTCTACTCTTCCATTGCCAAAGCTCTTAGAGAAGAAGGTATCTTCCAAAACCTTGATGATGAAGTTAATATCTCTAGTGCTGAGGATTTTGCCAAAGCTATGAGAGATGAAATCACTGCTCAATTTGATGAGAGGCAGAAAAGAATTGATGAGGCTCTGAATGCTGGTGTAGAACCACTGGAGATTAAGAGATATGAGAATACTCTTGGTTATCTTAACTCTCTTCAAGATAGTCATCTAGCTGATGAAAGTGAAAAAGGAGAGAAGCTAAGAGAGCAACTTATATATCAAGACTTTATTAACAGAGGATATAGTAAAGAGCGTGCTCTAAGAGAGGTGAAAAAGTCCTTTAATTCCGGTACTGATATTGAAGATGCTAAAGAAGCACTTATCAGTAATAAGGAGTTCTTCCAGAATGAGTATGATAGCTTGATTCAAGAGGCTCAGGAAGAGGAAAAAAGAGAAATACAGAGAAGAAAAGAGCAGGCGGAACAGCTTAAAAAGTCTATTCTAGAGGATGATAAGGTATTTGGAGAGATACAAGTAGATAAAGCCACTAGAAAAAAAGTGTTTGATGTAATTAGTAAACCTATCTATAAGGATCCCGATACAGGAGAATTGTTCACTGCTATCCAAAAATATGAAATGGATAATAGGACTGAGTTCCTTAAGAACCTTGGTCTGATTTTTACTCTCACAGATGGATTTAAGAATCTAGACAATCTAGTAAAAAACAAAGTAAGGAAAGAAGTTAAGAAAGGACTTAAAGAATTGGAACATACCTTAAATAATACAGCTAGAACGTCTGATGGAAACCTCAGATTTGTAAGTGGAATAGATGAAGATCCGGAATCCTTTATAGGAAAAGGATGGGAAATAGATATTTAAATAACTATATAATATGCCTAGAATTAAAAGAGTAATATTATGGGAGGGCAATCCAAATGACCTTCCCAATAGGAAGGTAAAATCTAATGTGGTGTTTTCTAACACTAATAATTTAGGTTCTAAATTAATGAAGTGTTATGAAAACGCACAGAATCCCTCTCTTCCCTATAATGTACCAATTCCACCCAAAAGCTATAGGGTTGTCGTTATAAAACATATTAGCAAAGTAGAGGAGGTATCAGGTATATACGTCTGGGAATCTATAATGACTGCATTTGCTGGAGAATCAGCGCTCTATCCAACAATTAAAGGATGGGCTCAATTAGGTGGATATGCTTATCCTGGAGTTTATTTATTTTATAATGATGGTAATGCTGAAGTTGAGGCAAAGATAATTCCAGCATCCAATGATATTGACCTATCAAGTCTTCCTACTATTACATCTGGTATATATATATTACCACTAAATATGGATCTAATATTTGGTTCTTTAACAAACACTAGAATGAAGTGGAATGATGATAATAGTGGATGTATATTGAGTTATGGTAGTATGATACAAGTAGGTGTTATCTTGCGGGAATCTTCCGATACTCAAGGAAAGTATATTACTGACAAATTCTCTATTGAGAATGTAAGAGATATTTTGGAGACAGGAGAAGATGCTCTAGTACTCTTTTGTAATGTAGGTACTGCAGACACAACTATATTATCTGCAGATTTTTCTACAAATTATGTAAGCAAAACTTATGAAGAATTAGGTATAGATGATTTATATGAAGAATGGGAAAAATAGAACAATTAAACTTATATATTTAACTTATAATTAAAGTATTTTATGGCTGGAAAATTAGGGAAATTTCAGATGGTAGGCTTCCAGCACTGGAAGGGCCTTACCAAAGCCAATCACCTAGGTTCAATCTTTCAGTTAGCACCTCAGAAAGCTACGAACTTAATGGTTCAACTTCTTGCCTATTACAGGGGTAAGACATTGGATACATTCTTAAATCAGTTTCCCGTTAATACCTTAGCGGCATAATAGAAGTGATTCTTTTATGAAAAGGTCTTAAATTGCTGGAAATTCCTTAGAGGATTTCTTGCCCAATCACAACATTTCATTTCAGTTAAGATAGAAAACTATGAATGAAGAGAAGTTCTTTAAAATCAATGGCTATGAAGATTATCTGATAAGTAAATCAGGTAAAATCTATTCTACTCTTACAGAATCATATTTGAAATATGACAATTCTACAAGGTATTCAAAAGTAAGACTTATGGATAGAAGACTTGGAAAATTTATTAATTTATTAGTACATAGACTTGTTGCTATACAGTTTATACCAAATCCAAGAAATCTTCCTGAAGTAAATCATAAAGATGGAAACAGACACAATAATAGTGTATATAATCTTGAATGGTGTACTACTGAATATAATAGAAGACATGCTAAAGAAAATGGACTGTATAAAGTAGAAGAAGATAATCCAAGAGCTAAACTTACAAAAGAGCAGGTTATAAATATATATAAGGAATATGAGACTAATAAAAATAAGTCTGATATTGCAGGGAAATATAATGTTTCAGATGCTCTTATTGGAGAAATAGTCAGAGGAGTAAGATGGAGTAGTACTTATAAAGAGTACTATGGAATAGAATCTTCTTATAAAAAGCCAAAGAGAAAAAGAATAAATTCCGAAGTACTTAAATCTATTGTATTACTTCATAAACAAGGATTTAATACAGTAGAGATACAAGAAAAGACAGGAGTTGCTAATTCTTATATAGGAAAACTTCTAAATGAAAAAAGTATTTCAGACAAGATGTTGAAAAAGATTAGGGAAATAAAGAAATCATTGGACAATCAGCAGCCAAGCTCCACTATCTTTGGAGAAGGTTCAACGACTAAAGAGGACCCATCTAATAATAGATGATGATATAGTCTGAACTCTATAGAGATATAGAGAGTTGCTAATCCTATAAATATTAGCAGAATAACACATTGTAGGGAGTTTGAGGATGACTCTGAATATTACTGGGAAGTGATTGGTTCCTCACGAAGGAATATACCTCTTGTGGAGGCAAGAGATGAAAATGGTACTCCTATAACCGCGCAAAGTCCTAATGTAGGAGTAGGTACTACTCCTTTTTATCTTGTATTTCCTGAAGATTGGTTTGCTGATGGTGAAGTAATCGTAGGGCACTTAAACCAAGTTTATCCCTTTAGGATTCTTGGAGATGCTAGATTTGAGGGAAGTAATGCGGTAAACTTATATGCCGCTTAGTGTAGTAATACATTAATAAATATTGGGCAAAATCGGAAAAATCCTCCGAAAATATTGGATAATTCCGAGATAACTTTTAACTTTAAAAGGTTAAGAGTATTGTAGAGAATAGAAGTTGAAACTATGAAATTAGGAAAGATTTATCTAATATTTAATGATGTAAATGATAAAGTATATGTAGGGCAGACTATTCAGTCATTAAACAAGAGGTTTAATGGTCATTGTTGTTACAGCAAGACAGACAGATCAGTGAATATGTATATAAAAAGAGCCATTCATAAATATGGTAGAGATAAGTTTCATATAAAGCTGATTGAAGAGTGTCCTATAAAAGAGTTAAGTAAAAGAGAAAAATATTGGATAAACTATTATGATTCTTATAATAATGGTTATAACCTTACATTAGGAGGCCAAGACTCTAATTATTTTAGTCTTCACAAATTAGAAGACTCAATAGATATAAAAAAGTTTGAAGAGTATATATTGGAATTTAAGCCTCTAGCTATAGAGGTAGCTTCCCATTTCGGTATAAGTAAATGTAGTGTATATAACTTAATTAATAGAATAGGAAATCCTGATTTAGTCCTTAATTCCTATAATCCCAGAAAAGGAAAATCTATAGAAGATATAGACAAGGAAGAATTAATTAAACTATATAATTCAGGCTGGTCTATATTAGATTTAGTTAAGAGATATCATATTCAAAAAGATAAAATTAGTAAGTTCTTGAAGAGTAATGGTATAAAGATTAGAAGAGGAATTAAAGGATATAAACATAGAATATAACACTTCCACGAGTGTCCACTTCCTATATTAGGAAGAAGATTTATTCCAAACTTATGAGATGGTAAATCATAAGAATCATAGGATAAAGAGCCTATGAGATAATATACTTGGTATAAGGTTGAACTTATGGGGAGCAATACTGCAGGATGCCCTGCAGAACGGCTGTTAGCAGGTGAAAGATTCTCTGTAGATTTTGCTCCGGTAGAGAGTGAGCTATCCCGTAAGGTAGGGGATGTTAGATTTACTAGCCCCATAGCTATGAGAAATGAATGGACTACTATTAGGATTCAACACAAAGTTCCTGGCTCTATGCTAAACAAAAAGGTAGCTGTTGGTATTCCTATCACTAAGGCTACAGAGGGAGGCAAGCTTGTTAAGAGTACAACTGATATGTGGATGCATAATGTTGATTATGAAGTAGAGTGTCAGTTCTCGGAATACAAGAATAATGCTCTTGCATTCGGTACTTCTAATAGGAATTCCAATGGGGAGTATATGAATTTCGGTAAATCTGGTAATGTGATAAATCTTTGTCACCTTGTAGCGTAAGTTACAAGTAAAATTGGGCAAAAACGGTGAAACTATTATATAATACAACACCGTGCTAACCTATAATTAACAGTTATAGGTAGTGTAGAGAGTAGAGTGTGAAAATGATACTTTATTAATATGAAAGGATTCATATATAAGATTACCAATCGGGTAAATGGAAAAGTTTATATAGGGCAAACACATTTTACTATAGAACATAGATGGAAACAACATCAGAAAAATTTCAATATAGAACATAGGAAGCAGCCTTTATACTGCGCTTTTGCTAAATATGGTATTGAAAATTTTGATGTTGACAAGATCGAAGAGATAGAATGTGATAAATTAGATGAGAGAGAAATATATTGGATAGCATATTATGACTCTTTCAAGAATGGATATAATGCTACTTTAGGCAGCGATGGAAAAATATATACTTGGACTGATAATCAATACGAGGAGATCAGATCTTTATATTTAAGTGGCTTTACTACCAAAAAGATAGCAGAATTATTCAATGTATCAGCCTACACTATAACAGGAATACTCAAAAGTATGAATGTAAAGTTAAGAAGAAATCCTATGGATATGAATAATTACGAGGCTCAGGAACTTATCTCTAATTATAAAACAGGATTTACTTTGACTACATTAGCTAAAAAGTATAACACAGATAGGGAAACTGTAAAAAGATTCCTCCTATCAAAGGGTGTTGATTTAAGAGAACATTCTTTAATCCTAAAGAATGTTGAACTTCAAGAATTTCTTATAGAAGATTTTTTAGCAGGGATGGGATATAAGGATCTTGAGGAAAAATATAAGGCAGATACAAGAACTATAAAGAGAATCCTAGTAATAAATGGAATCAATATAAAAGCTTATAGAGGATTAAGACAAACTGTGAAGGGGGCTTTTTGCCTAACTGATGAACAATGCCTTAATGTTATAAAAGATTACAATGATCATATGCTGTTAAAAGATATAGCACGTAAATATAAAATAAATATAAGTACTTTATATAAGCTTTTAGAAAGATATCATGTTAAAGGTAATAGATATAATCACTCCAAGAGTGTCCAAGTCCTCAATAAGGACTAAGATGTACTCCACTAAGCCTCTAGAAGAGGTCATAAGATAAAGAGCTTATGTTAAATTAGATGAAAGACAGGGGCAGGTTTAAAGGCTCAGATAGGCCTGCTGGCAGCATAGCTGTGAATAAATAATAAATTAACAAGACTAAATCGGTAAAAGTCCTAAGTTTGAAGGATAATACCGAGCTAACTATAGGAATTAAAGAGCTTATAGTAGTGTAGAGACTAGAGATTGAACCTCTTTATATTATGACTAGATATGGTAGAATCTATATAATCAAAAATACAGTAAATGATAAAGTATATGTGGGCCAGACTAAGGTTAGCTTGAAACTTAGATTTCAAAATCATTTATCTGCTGCTAGAAATGGCAAAGATTATATAATCGGAAAGGCAATAAGAAAGTATGGAGAAGATAAGTTTTATATAGAACTTCTGAAAGAATGTACTGTAGAAGAACTTAATGAAAGAGAGAAATACTGGATTGCATTCTTTAATTCTACAGATAATAGATCTGGTTATAATATCTCTACTGGTGGTAATGTTATTAGAACCACTAAAGAATTAGACAAAGATATAGTAATTGAGTTGTTTAATTCTGGTATTCCTGCATTTAAGATTGCAAAAATATTACATACAGGAGTCCCTAATGTTACTAATCTATTGAAATCCTTAAATATAAGATATGGTGTAGATCTTCAGAAAGTAGATGCTGTTGAAGAAGCTATGATAATAGATTTATATCTTGATGGATATAGTACAGTAGAGATAGGTAATAAGTTTAATAGAAATAAGAGTACCATAAGAAGAATACTTCTCAGAAATAATATTAATCTTAGAACCTTTAAAGAGACTAAAAATTTGGGAAGAAATCTCCCAACATTATAGAGATATAATGCTCCACGAGAGTTTTGCATGTAGAGTGGTGACCTACATGAATATATAGTCCGAACTTCATAGTAATATGAAGAAATAGTAGATAAAGAACTACTATGATAACATAATGTATTTGAGCAAATGGAGGTAGCTAATACTATGTATTATAATACCTTCTCTCTTAAACTTCTTGAAGATGCTCTTTATGAGCTGTCTGCATCCAAACTAGATTTTGGTGATAGATATTTCTTAATTAAAACTGGTGAAAGAGGTGCAATACAGTTCCATAAAGCTGTATTAAATGTAGTATCCGGTTGGACTCAGTTTGTACTGGATAATAGTTCCACTGGGGTTATAGAGAAAACACAATCAAGACTTCACTCTAATGCACTATCAGCAGGTTTTCAATTCGTGGAATATAAAGCACCTAATGGTGTTAGAGTAAAAATTGATGTAGATCCGTTAAGTAAGGCGGCTTAATAGAGTAATCTATTAAGAAAATCGAGCAAAAACGGTAAACTCCTTCTAAGTATTATTCTAATAATAGATGTTATGGCAGAACAATACAAAAAAATTAAAGGATACAGTCATTACAGAATTTATAAAAATGGTAGAATTTATAGTGAGTTTATAAACAGATATATAACTCCTACTGAAGACTCTAGCCATTATTTACAAAATACTCTTGTGGATGACAATGGGAATAGAAAAACAATAAAGACTCATAGACTTGTAGCTATAGCTTTTCTACCCAATCCTGAGAACCTTCCTGATGTAAATCATAAGGATTTCAATAGAAGAAATAATAATGTAGAAAACCTTGAATGGTGTATAGAAAAATATAATACTCAATATACATCTAAGTATAATTTAGACACTAATAAAGAGTCTTATATGAAATTATCTCCTCTTACTGAGGAGCATGTGTTACTTATTCCTACATTATTAAATTATGGATTCAGTGTTAAACTTATAAGTAGACTTTATAGAGTTGGCCATATAACTATCAGAAATATAGTTTCAGGTAAAACTTGGAGATGGCTAAAACTTAATTTTAATAGAGATACTTTTATAAGAGAGACTATAGAAATCCCTGCAAATCTATATGATATATTATTGCAGGTAGGAGTGGACAATACCGTGCTAAACTCTAGAGTTAAAGTACTAGAGTCAGTGTAACGCATAGTGAGTGAACCTATTTATAGAATATAATCTCACCAAGAGTGTTCGATATCCTTTTTAAGGATAATAATGTATGCTGACCTTATACAATGATAAAGTATAAGAAATACAGATAAAAAACTGTATGATAACAAAGTGATTATGATGATCCCGTAAGGAACAAGATTTTACACCCTCTGGGTGGTGTAGCAATGTCCTATAGATATGACATAATGTATATAGGCACAATGGATCAGCCTAACATATTCAAATGTGCTATTAAGGGACAGAATGAATACAGAGGGTACCAATGGGGGTTAACTGCTTGAATATCAAGCTTTGCACATTTTCTCAGCTCCCTGTTCCGCCCTTAAAAATAAAGGAACAGAAAACAGAGTTAATTGCTGGAAACTCTAAAATTTAATCGCTCTTAAACATTTTAAGAGGTTAAATCATGACAATCAGCAGCCAAGCATTTATTATGGTGACTACCATATAAATGAAGGTTCAACGACTATCCCTGATGGGAGTACATCACAAGCTAATGGTGATGGAAATGCTCTGCCTGAGTAATATACTCAGTGAAGATATAGTCTAATCTCTATGGAAACATAGAGGGGTGAATATCCCAGTAAACTGGTTGCGCGGTTTGCTAAATACTAAAATGTGAGAAATCCGTTAAACCTTGTTAATCAACAAGTTACAAGGTATGCAGCTTAAAACTGTAAGCGGCTTTTAAGAGTAATCTTAATTGAAAAAGACATTAAATTGCTGGAAAATCTTTAGAGCTGCTATTGCAAATTTGAAATAAAATCCATATCTTTGTACCAAATAAATAACCCAAAGATATGAGAGAAGTTTTTGAAGACTTAAAAGGATATGAAGATTCATATCAAATAAGTGATTCTGGTAGAGTTTTTACTAAGAGAAGACTTGATGGAAACAGGATTATATATGGTAGAGAGTTAAGTCCTGTACTCACATCAGATGGTTATCTTAAAGTAACTCTGACAAAAAATTCTGAAAGTAAAAAGTTCTATATACATAGACTTGTAGCTTTACAGTTCATTGAAAATAAAGAAAATTTACCACAAGTAAATCATAAAGATGGAAACAAACTTAATAACAATGTTTCAAATCTTGAATGGTGTACTAAAGGTGAAAACCGGAATCATGCTGTTTTGAACAATCTTATGCAACATGGGCAGGACAGGCCTTCAGCAAAATTAACTGAATTCCAGGTAATTGAGATTTATAAACTGAAGGGAATTATGAGGGCTCAGGATATTGCAGACAGATATGGAGTTTCAAAAAACACTATAAACTGTATTTTAAGAGGTTCAAAATGGAATTACCTTTATAGACAATATTTCAAAGGTGAGACAATATAGCAGATTAGACAATCAGCAGCCAAGCTGAAGGTGGTACTTCAGAAGGTTCAACGACTATAATATGTCCATCCTTTATCAGGATGATGGTATAGTCTCATCTCTATGGAGACATAGAGCTTGCCTAGTGCAAGGTAGATTAATTCTACAAAGATATTGTTACAGGTCAGATAGGAAATCCCTATATGAGTTTTGACGAAGATTCTGCAGTCATACATAGAATGGCTACATTAGGTATCTGTGTTCTTGATCCTACAAGAACTATGTCTATTATTCCGGCTATTCTACAGGGCTGAGAATAATCAGATTGAAGAGAATTATGGGGGAGTAAATTCTCCCCCAAGTTCTCTTTATATAACTATTATTAAAATAATAAGGAGAAGATATGTCTAGAACAAAGATGGAAGAGAAAGTAAATTATGAGGCACTTGATTTTGAGGTAGATAATGATACTACTTCTGAGCTACCTCTTCAGGAGATTAAAATTCCTGAACCTACAGAAGTATATGAAAATGTGAAGGAAGCCTCTAAAAAAGAAATAGCTAATGATACTCCTCTTATAAATTGTCTAAGAAATGAGAGAGTTATAATAAGGCATATTCCCAAAGAGGGAGGTATGATAACCAACCCTAAACATATACTCTTTGGAGGAATGGCTGAAAATGCTGTAAGAATTTTTACAGTTCCAAGATTATCCTCTGGAATGTTTGTTAATGTCCTTACAGACAAAGAAAAGGCTTACCTTGAAGAGGCAATGGGACTTGAATATAATGCTCTCAGTGTTTATAAGAAGGTAAATAATTTCTGGGATGATAGTAATGATAGTGGTATCTCAAAAGTTAGATTAACTAAACTAGATAATTATCTTAATCTAGCAGATCCTGAAGATTACATCAGATATAAGATATTACTAGCAAACAAAGATTATATAGCTCCATCCCTAGAAGCACTTCAAGATTCTCCTAAGGCTACCTATCAGTTCGTAATTATCTCAGAGGGGGATGAAACTAGGATGGCTAAAGATAATATGAGCTCAACTATGAAGTGTTATAAAGAGTATGGTAAAATAGAGAATGATGTTGATACATTGAGAGTATTAATAGAAGCTATAGATGGTAGGCCTACCTCTCCTGGATCTCAGTTGGAATTTTTACAGACTAAGGTAAATAATCTTATACAGGCTGATAGTAAATTATTTCTTAAAACCATAACAGATCCATTGCTTAAAACTAAGGTACTCATAAAGAAAAGCATAGAAGCAGGACTTATCTCAAACAGAGGCAACTTCCTATATCTTAGAAGTGATAATACACCACTGTGCGAATTAAATGAGGAACCTACTCTTAATATAGCTGCAAAGTATCTTAATTCCCCTAAACATCAAGATATTAAATTTACTTTGGAAGCTAAAACAAAATAATATGACTACTCAAGAATTCTCTAGTGAATTTGATATATTATATAATAATATCATGAGTAATGCTGCTCCTGGACTTGATGAGTATGAAAAGTCAGTTTTTTTAACTAAAGCTCAGGAGGAGATTTTAAAGAATTACTTTAACCCAAAAGGTAATAAATATCAGGAGGGGTTTGATGATAATGAGAAGAGACAGATAGATTTCTCTGGTCTTGTCACAGTAATAACTATCCCATCGTATTCTAATTCTCAGTATATTAAAATAGATGATAGAAGTTTACTGTTTCTTATGCCAAATGATATGTTGTTTGCATTAAATGAGGTTTGTGAAATTACGGAGAATAATATTAATAGATTAGTCAATGTAGTACCTATAAGCTTTATAGAATATTCTAGACTTATCTCTAAGCCCTATAAACAGCCCCTCAAGAATCAGTGTTGGAGATTAATATCTTCTAATTTTGAAAAAGATAGAGTATTTGAGCTCATACTTCCTTTTGGAAGTATTGTACCTGGTAGCTATAGGATAAGATATATAAGCAGACCTGCTCCAATTATATTAGTAGACTTATCTACAGAATATCCGGGACTAAGTATTAATGGTATAACCTCTGTGACAGAGTGTGAGTTGGACTCTTCAATTCATTACGAGATTCTGCAAAGGGCTGTAGAATTGGCTAAATCTACATATACAGGGGATTTAAGAACTATGGTTGAACTAGGACAAAGAAGTGAGTAATGACAACTGAAGAATTTTCCAATGAATTTGATACATTATTAAATAGTTATGCTCTATCTCCCAATAAGTATGGGATGGAGAGCAGTCCTCTAACCATAGAGTTGGATGAATATGAGAAGTCAGTGTTTTTAACTAAAGCTCAAGAAGATATTGTTATCAGTTTGTATAATGGGAAAAATCCTACTGGGGATTCTTTTGAGAAAACTGAAGAAATTAGAAGATATCTGAGTGATTTAGTTAAAACTTATACTACTACTAAAGACACATCCAGCACTAATACTGGAATAAACAGTGACTCTATATTCTTCTCTCTTCCTGATGATCTATGGTTTATTACCTATGAGTCTGTTAGATTTAGTGGTGAAGGATGTCTGAATGGAGAAGAGGTCCCAGTGATCCCAACTACCCAGGATGATATAACCAGATCTATTAGGGATCCATTTAGGAGACCTAATAATAAAAGAGCACTAAGGTTAGATCTAGGGAATAATAAGGTAGAAATAATTACTAGTTTAGGTGATAGTATAGATAGGTACCTTGTTAGATATGTTACTAAACCTGATCCAATTATATTAGTAAACTTACCTGATGTACTATCTATTAATGGTGTGAAAGCAAGAACAGAGTGTAAACTGAATCCTGCTATTCATAGATCAATACTCGAAAGAGCCGTACAGCTGGCCTTATTAAGTAGAACTACTAATATAACTAAACAATAGAAACACGATTGTATAATTTAATCTTAAATTTAAAATGGCAACATTTTCTACAAATCAAGTTAGGCAACTTTATGTAGCCACTGCATTAAAATCTTCAAATGTAATAGCATCTGATACAGCAGGCTCTATTGCTGTAAAGTCAGACACAGCTAAATCTCATCTATATTTTGAATATATGGGTGCAGGAGGTATGACAAGAAGTGATTTAATTGATATTAAGAATATCTTGTATGCTAAGGCAACAGATGCAGACGATCTGGCTTATGATTTAGCAAAATATAAACTAACTCTTGATGATACTGTAAATGGTGGGGAACCTGTGGTAGCACAAGATTATATTCTTAGAATAGCTTTCAGAAATTATCCTGGACTTTCAGAAGAGGATCAGTACTTTAAGTATGGTATGGTACATGCTGTTACTGGAATGACTGCTTCAGATTTTTATAAAACGTTAGCATTATCTCTCGTAAAGAATTTTAGTAGAGAAGAGCAAGGACTTTTAAAATTCTACCTAGAAACAGGAGGAAGTGATGCGGGGGTAGTAGCCGGGACTCCGACTGAAGTTACAAAGGATACTAAGGAAAGCTCTCTTACAGGTACCTACACTGGCATTATAATTGAAGAGGCTCCTCAAGATTGGATTCTTGGTGTAATGGAGCAAGCTCCTGTAAACTTTACTATCCAACCTGACCTTATTATAGACAATGGTGATGAGAGAATCTGGGGAGTAGTAAAGAAAGTAACATCTACCAATAGCATACCTGATGGGCATAAAATAGCAGATCTAGAATATTTCTGCATGGGAGAAAGGGGAGATGTTTATAGAATGGTAGGGTTTCCCTATGTAATTCGTACTAAATATCTTGTAGATCCTGATATTAAATATAATGTAATTGACATCCACTACGCTTATGTAGGCCCTAATGAATCAGTACAGAAGTCTGAGAAGGATATTACTATTGTAGTTCCTAAAATTGGAGCTAATAATCAAGCAAGTAATGCTCTTGCAAATAGTATTATCTCAGCTATCAATACGGCTACAGGCTTAACAATTAAGACACTTGATGTCTCTGCAGGTTAGATAGTATAATAAGGGAGACTATAGAGTCTCCCTTTAATTTTATAATACCATGATACAGTTTAACGAATTAAGAATAAATCCTCAGGGGACCCAACTCATAATTGATGTATCTGTAATAGATTCTATATACTATCAAAATGTTTATTTGGATACTATCTCTATAGATACTCAAGATACCTTTACTGAAAGTGGTCCCAGCACAAGTACTGTTTATAAAACTACTATAAGTGGTAATAGTAAATCTACTAGGTTAGAGCTGGGAATAAGTGAAATCTTACCATCTCTTCTCGATAATATGTTTTTTGTATGGGTTAAAACCAAAGGAACTCCATCTTCTTCTACACCTTGTGGCGAAGACAATACTTTAACATTAGGGGTAGTAATTGCTTTATACCCACTATATCAGCAATCTTTAAACTATATTAAAGAGGTAGAAAATGAATGTATTATTCCTAAAAAATTTATTAACTTTATACTACAACTTAAAGCCTTTCAGCTCTCAGTAAGAACTGGTCATTATCCTCAAGCTATCAAGTATTGGGAGAGATTCTTTAAGGATATTAGAAAGGATGCTGTAGTTGATAAATGTGGCTGTTATGGAGGACTTAGTTAATACTTCTCTAGATAGATACTTTAATACTCTTTCAAAGTTTGGATATAAAAGCTACTCTGAAGTTGGAAAATTAATTATTCTTATCTTCATAGAAGAGCTTTTAAGAAGTGATTGTAAATCTTTTATTACTAATGAGGAGTACATGATAATTCATAAAGCCTTATATTGTCTATATGGCTCTACGTGTCTTATTCCTTATCCAGAGTATGTGGTAACTACTTCAATTACCTGTAATGGGAAAACAATATAACAATTGATTTAATAGTTCTAATATGAAAATAATAAGACCCTTGCTACTTAGATATATTTTACCTATCTTTGTAGCAAGGGTTTAATATATAATTATATATAAGGTATGAGCAAATATAGAGAACTAGTATATATGGTATTAGATGAACTAAAATTATCATCAGATGATTCTTATTTCACTGAAGACCATATAATATTCTTACTTGGTAAATACAGAACACTTCTGCTTAAGCAAAGATACTCTGATATTAAGAAACCAATACCTGAGAGTAACTATCAGACTATATGTCTTAATCTTGTTAGAGTTCCTGCTATATCAGGAGAGCCATGTGAGGGAGGAATGTATCTTAGAAGTGATAAAAAAATTCCATTTGTGATGAAGATAGGCAATCCAAGAGTATATCCAATAGATTACTACCAAGGAGAAATAACTTATGTAAGTAGAGATAGAATGAGATATGTAGGACACAATAAGTTTTTACAGAATATAATATATTGTTCACTAGGGCCTGATAACTACTTATACTTCAAATCTAACAATCCTCAATATTTATATCTAGAAGAAGTGAGATTTACAGGTATTTTTGAAGATCCTATGCTTCCTCATGATTTGTTATGTTCAGGTGATGCAGAATCAATATGTGATCCAATTGACAATGAATTTCCACTGGAAGACGCATTAATACCTCCTCTAATAGAGTTGGTAGTGAAAGAGCTTACTAATCCTATTTACAGACCCAAAGATGAAAATAATAATTCTAAAGATGACTTATCAAACGTTTTAGTAAGTAAGCAGTGATATGGAAGAAGTTCAATATAATCAAGAGGAGGAAGAAAATTTCCAAGAATTCTCTAATAATATCAGGAAAGTAAGAGGGCCTAGAAAACATAAGATAAAGGGTTCCTATGGTATCTATGATGGCTTTAAATATTATAGAAAGATAAAGCCAAAGAACTCTGAATATGTGCTAACAGAGTCTCAATATTTTCATATTACTAGAAGGATAAATAGGATACTGGGAGATAAACTCCTGGAAGGAGAGGATATCACATTTCCGTATAGGCTAGGAAGGTTAGAGATAAGAAAGGAAGAAGCTAAAATAGTTATAAAGGATGAAAAAATCAAGACTAATTTACCCATTGATTGGAACAGGACTCTTAAGCTCTGGTATGAAGACCAGGAATCCTATAAAAATAAAACACTCATTAAAGCAGAGGAGAAAGAAGTATATAGAGTCTACTATAATAGGTATGTAGCAGAATATACTAATAAAACATTCTATCAATTTAATGTTAATAGAGACTTAAAAAGAAGGTTAAAGGAGAGTATAAAGGAAAGAAAATTGCCTGATGCTTTTAATTTAAAAGGGCATAGCGCCTATCTTAATATTTAATATATACTACTATGGCAGAATCTTATGTTAATATCAGATATATTTTGGACAGGATAATGCAGCATCCATTAATGCAGGATGTTACACTAGAGAAGGCAGTTGCATTTACTGTAGATTTTATGAGAATAGTAGGAACTCCAAATATGTTTGTAGAAAAAACTGAAATACTTGATATAGAAAATTATAGAGCTTTACTACCATGTGATTATAGCCAGATGATTCAAGTTAGAAAATTAAATGGACCAACCTTTAGATACTCTTCAGACTCATTCCATATGAGTGAATGCAGGGCATCCAGAGAAGAGTTTACAGATCTAACTTATAAGATTCAGGGAAATATCATATACACTTCTATTAAAGAAGGTGAGATTGAAGTGGCTTATTTAGCCATTGCTACAGATTCAGAAGGCTACCCATTACTTCCAGATAATAGCAGTTATACTAGAGCTCTAGAGTTATATATAAAAAAACAGTGGTTTACTATACTTTTTGATCTAGGAAAGATAGGTCCGGCAGTATTACAGAATACACAACAGGAGTATGCTTGGGCGGTAGGAGATTGTCAGTCTGAATTTAATAGATTATCTATAGATAAGGCTGAATCATTCTTTAATTCTTGGAGAACTCTTATACTGAGAGATTCAGAACATAGAACCGGATTTAGAAATAATGGCACTAAGGAAGTATTAAAACTACAGTAAACTATGCTAAAATCAATATCTTTTAGAATAAAAGGAATGCAGAGAGACTTAAGTGCTTCTGCTTTCAGTCCAGAATACGCCTATGAGAATAGAAATATCAGGATAATGCCTACTGATGAGAGCACTCTATTCAGTATGGTAAATGAAAAAGGAAATTTGACAACTGACATAGAGAATATCGGCCCTACTCTATCAGGTACTCCTATTGGCCAAGCTCAGATTGATGATAATTGGGTAATATTTACCACTTCCAAGTCTTTAGGTTCTGATGATAGGATTTATAAACTCTGGTTTAATGAAGATTCTAAACTGGAAGGAAAATTATTGTATCTAGGGAGTCTAGGATTTAGTACCGATCACCCTATTGAAACCTTATCTTTTTACGAAAATTCTGAGATAAAGAAGATATATTGGGTTGATGGCTTAAATCAACCAAGAGTTATTAATATAATGGCTGCTGATGAAATAATCCAAAAGTGGACTGATACTTCATTTGATTTCGTCCAGAGGTTAAAACTTCAGGAAGTAGTGAATATTAATAGAGATATAGTAACTAATGGAAACTTTAGTCCAGGGGTGATACAATATGCTTTTACTTATGTAAATAGTTATGCTCAGGAGAGTAATATATTCTACACCTCTCCTCTATATTATATATCTTATAACAATAGAGGAGCAAATCCTGAAGACAAGATAGGGAATAGCTTTAATATAGCTATAGATAAAGTTGATAAGAATTTTGAGTATGTCAGAGTATATTCTATACATAGAACATCTATAGATGCCATCCCAACTATAAAAAGAGTAGTAGATTTAGCAATTGCTATTCCTGGTAGGTATAGATTACCTTATTTCGCTGACATATGTAACACAGAAGATATACGAGTTTTGAGTGTTTCATCAGGGTCATATACATCCTTGACACTTATACCGAATGAAAGTACAGATCCTGTTCATAAATGGGTGCTTAATTCATCTCAGTATAGTCAAGTCTCTTTACCTGGAGGGAATATAGTATATATAGAGAAAGGAAAAACTCTGGAAATCATAGTATCTAATCCAGGTATACAGGGAGATACACGTCTATATTATCAGGGTCATCTATTAGATGATCCATCGACTTATATACTAGTTGATGATTATTCTAAGAGTCATGTATCCTACACAGACACTGGAGAATCCGGAGATATAATAGATCCTACAGAGCTCCTATATGTAGGAGGAGAAGATATTACAGTAGGTACTATAGCTCAGAAAGATAATACGTTATTCCTTGGAGATATAGTACTAAACCGTAGATTAATAAGCTCCACAGTTAAAGATTATTGTAAGTCTTTGACTCCTACATTTGGAGTAATAGGCCATGCAATAGAATCTCCTGAACCTACTGGATATTATCCATATTATAACTCTTTAAAACAATCGTCTGCAGATATTAAAACATTTAAATATCTAGAGACATACAGATTAGGGCTTCAGTTTCAGCATTATACTGGAAAATGGTCAGAGCCTGTATGGGTAAAGGATGTAAGAAATACTGTTCATATAAAGTCTAACTACTCAAGTGAAGAAATAGTTAATTTAATTCAATGTGATGTTTTATTTAAAAATAGAACAATTATTAATGAGCTATTATCTCAAGGATACATTAGAGTAAGACCACTAATAGTATTCCCATCATTATATGATAGAGAATGTATATGTCAAGGAGTATTATGTCCGACTGTATATAATGTACGAGACAGAGCTAATTCATCCCCATTTGCTCAATCTTCTTGGTTTACCAGAATTAATGCCCCATTTGATTATACTAAAGCGTTTGCTTATGAAACAATTGGAGGAAAAACAAATGCAGATCTTTATTCAAGGACCACTGATATGTTAGAAGTGAGTAGTCAGGGAGCATCTGATACTCGGGCTGGAGTTATGCTTAATGGGTACAATAATTTTGAATATACTTCTGACACTGGCTCTACATACCCGATTAATGTAGATGTAGTAAATAAGGGTACTTGGATAGAATTTAGGCATGGGTATCCCATACCTGATAATGAAGATAGGAAGGCAGAGATACAATGTATAGAGAACCCTCCTGAGAATCTAATATCAAGTAGTAGTTCCCCTTCTACACAAGCAGAATGGATATCATCTAATTCTGTTAATTTTTACGTAGATCAATCTATTCTGACATTTCACTCTCCAGACATTGAATTCGATACAGATGTTAGAAGTATAGATACATCTAACTTAAAGTTAAGAATAGTAGGATATGTACCATTTACAGCTACTGTAGGAGATATTGATATACAGACTTCTACTCCTCCTAATAATTATAAGGATAAGACAGTAATAGCTCCTGGATTTTATAAAGAATTTATTAATTCTACCAATATATCAAGAAGTGGATTTAAAGGAATAGCTTCGGGAATATTTTGGCTAGATGAATTTACAGACTCTAAAAGGTCTGGAGTGGATATAGAAAAAAGACCTGTAGGATTTGTGGTCTATCCATTTCATAGGAATGGATCTTTAAATAATACTGCATTTGGTGTAGATGGCTACAGGTCAGCTATGCTAGATAAGAAAAAGATCTCTAACTTAAGATTTTCTTATAATTCTTATTACTTTGATGAATCTCAAATATGGAATGCCTATGTACGTAATAGTCAAACTAGAACAGGAATATCTGGTGTCTCTGTATTTGATTCAAATGAAGTATCTATGATTAAGGTACCTTCTCCCGTAGGATCTGGTCTTGGAGATATTACATATTATGGAAACGTAGATACGATAATTACATGTTCAGCTAGAGATACTGATGGAGGATATTTCATTACTAAATCACAGGAGGTAGAGGAAGGCCAAGTCTTATTACATAGTATCTTCAGATCTGATTATACCACTATAAAAAGTAATGAATCATCCCAAATAAAAGGTACTGATGCTATAAGCATGAAGTATAAGTCAACTCCTCATGCTGTATTGGCACTCAACTATAGTAATGAATCTTCTAAAAGAATTAGAATCCTTCCTACATTGAAGGATGGTGATATTAATCCTAACGATGGTACTACCACATGGAATATTAATTCTACCTCAAAACAGAGTTTAGGTAACTTTAAGTTCTTTTGGGAATCTGTAAAAGTAGCTGATGGAGTATCTCAAGATGTATTGGATATACAGATATCAACTAGGGTTAATGGCTCTAAATCCGGATATGGTCCAGAATTTGGTTGGTTATGGCTAGCTGAGTTATATAATGATAATGTTCAGAATAAATTTGGAGGTCAAACTGAAGAAGCATTTGAGAATAATCAATGGCTTCCTGCTGGAGAGCCTGTATCTCTTGTTGATGCAGATGGTTATCCTCAAAATGTAGTTTTTATTAGATGGACAGAAGGAGATACGTATTATCAGAGATATGATCATCTAAAGACTTATCCATTTACTCTTGAAGATCAGAATGCTATAACTGATATTATATCATTTATGTGTGAAACAAGAATTAATCTTGATGGTAGGTATGATAGGAATAGGGGACAAACATCCAGCTTTGCTATAACTCCTACTAATTTTAATTTAATGAATGATGTATATAGTCAGACTAATAATTTCTTTAGCTATAGAGGTGTCAACTCGAAGAAATTAAACCTGAATAATTTCCATAATGCAATTACTTGGACAAAGACTAAGACTGCTGGAGAATTAGTGGATTCTTGGACTAATATTACCTTAGCTTCTACTTTAGATCTAGATGGAGATAAAGGAAGTGTTAGAGCCATAAGAAGATTTAATAATAATCTCATAGCTTTTCAAGATAGAGGAATTAGCCAGGTATTGTATAATGAACAGATGCAAGTTTCCTCCACTGACGGAGTACCAATTGAGATAGCTAATAGTGGAAAGGTAAATGGTAAAAGATATATAACTGATAAAGTAGGGTGCTCCAATAAATGGTCAATATGTGAAACGCCTAATGGAATATATTTTATAGATGATATAACCAAGGGAATATTTCTATTTAATGGAAAGCTCGATAATATATCTGATAGATTAGGATTCCACTCATGGATCAATGCCAAATTAACTGGCATAAACATATGGGATCCTGTTAATTTCAAGGGCTTTGTTACTTATTATGACAAGGTAAATGGAGATGTATTCTTTATATCGAAGGATGAGTGTCTGGCATTTTCAGAACCACTCTCTCAGTTCTCTTCTTTTTATAGTTATGAGCATACTCCTTATTTTATAAATCTTAAAGATAAGGGACTGGCTCTTAATCCTGCAAGTGGAGGTACTGTGTATAGAGTATGGCTTCATAATGAGGGAGATTATAATATGTACTTTAATAAGTATCAGCCTTTCTCTACTACTATAATAGCTAATCCTGATATGCCTCTAGATAAAGTATTCAATACTCTGGAATTTAGAGCAGATTCTTGGAATAAAGACTCTTTACTTAATACTACCTTTGATACTTTGACCACTTGGAATGAGTATCAGTCAGGTGTTTCTACTCTTAATAATGTTATTGGGAAACCTGCAACATTAAAAAAGAAGTTCAGAATATGGAGGGCTAATATACCAAGGGATATCTCAAATAATAGAGATAGAATGAGAAATCCTTGGTTGTATATCAAGTTGTCAATGGAAACCCAGAACACTAATAAAACCCTACTTCATGATATGATAGTCCATTATTTTGAATAATAACTTTCTAAGGGGTGAGTAAATGATTTCATTTATTCACCCTTATCATTTTATATAAACAGTTGATATTTTCATAATAGTATCTTATCTTTGTAATCAAACATATATAATATGCCTAAAAGAAGAATTATAAGAAAATCCAATAAACCACTTAATATATTTGTGGATGGTGGAGATATACAGACTCCTAGTGCAATGGATAAAGCTTCAGCTTTGAGTGGTAATATCTCTGCTGTAGGAGCAGGTTTATCTAATATGCTGGGGGCTAGTATGCAAAATGCTCAATTAGCTGATACTTCAGCTATTGAAAACTCCATAGACCAAGCTCAATCATATGTGGTCGGAGCTAATAATAATGAAGATTTATTGAATGAATGGGGCAATTATTCTCCTCTTGAAGGAGTTTCCTGGACAGATGTAAGAGGTGGAACTACTAGACAGAGATTAGGAAATACACTAGGTTCTATAGGTTCTGGTGCAGGAGCAGGGGCTGCTATAGGAGGATTACCAGGAGCTATTATAGGGGGTATCTTAGGATTAGGTAGTGCTGTAGGTGGATGGATTACTGGTGATACTAAAGCAAAGAAACAGGCTGATGCTTATAATCAGCAGATAAAACTAGCTAATGCTAAAAATTTAGCTTCTCTAGAGAATAGGGCTGCCAATATAGATACTCAAAATGATATTAACGTTATGGCTGCTTATGCAGCTGATGGAGGTAAAATTCATATCAAGAAGCAGAATAGGGGTAAATTCACAACAGCTGCTAAAAGAGCTGGTATGGGTGTTCAAGAATATGCAAGGCATATACTTGCTAATAAGGATAGGTATTCTTCCACCCTTGTGAAAAGAGCAAACTTCGCTAGGAATGCTTCTAAATGGAAACATGCAGATGGAGGACCATTAGAATGGTGGCAATACCAGGCTCCTGAATTTATAATTGGTAAATCTGAGAATGACTTGTATGATAAATCTTCTATGGATAATTTTAGAGATAAAGTTATTAGAGAAAGTTCCAGATATGATGGAACATCAATAGAAGATTTAGAACCTATGGAGTTAAGGGATTCTTTACTTAGCAATACATCCGGATATATAGATAAGAGCAGGCTTGACAGATATAAAACTGCTCTAAACAATAATGATTATTATACGGCTCTTGATCTTGGAATATACAATATTGATAAAAATAATAATCTCTACTTTAGAGATGTAGATACTAATAAGGCAAATGAAGTATCTTCTTATCTTAAGAAGAAAGGACTAACAAAGGATCAGTATGGTGTAATAATGGATAATATATATAGAGAATCTGGATTTGATCATACTGCTGGCCGTAAGTATAAAAATGGAGAGGAGGATTATGGATTATTCCAGTTTACTGACTCGAAAAGTAGTGATTCTCTATCTAGATACAGGAAATTTTTAAAAGATAAAGATAGGAAAGATGGGATAGAAAGCCAGATAGACTTCTTCATAGAGGAATATTTACCCTCAAGACCAGGATATGAAATATGGAATCAAGAAGATGCGGATCTTAACCAATTGTCCGATTTCATGTTCCAAAAGGTATTGTCCCCTAAAAAATCTATTAGAGAAAATCCACAATACGTAGAAAGACAGAGAAGAGCTGCTAATAGATTTTCCAATACCTATGCAGACGGTGGAAGCTTGGTACATGGAGGTGATTTCTCAAATGGAGTTACTGTTATTGGCAATGGGGGAATTCATGAAGAGAATCCTTTAGAGGGAGTCCCAATGGGTATTGCACCTGATGGGACACCTAACCTTGTTGAGCAGGGAGAGGTGAAATTTAATGATTATATCTTTAGTAATAGATTATTCGCTACAAAAGATTTATTATCTTCTTATAATCTTCCTACAAGTTACTCCAATCATTCATTTGCAGATATTGCTGAGAGAATGGGCAAAGAGTCTTCAGAAAGACCAAATGATCCTATAAGTAAAAGAGGTTTAATAGATACTATGATAAAGTTACAACAAGCACAGGAACAACTTAAAAGTGAAAGGAAATCCAGAAAATATGTTAAGGGAGGCCGTCTTTTTGCAGACGGAGGTATTCAAATGCAGAATTTTCCTTCTGTTCTGAATGAGGATAGAAATTATTTAGTAGGAATGCCTTCCCCTACTGTAGAATCTTTAGGGGGTAATAGAAATGCACAATGGCCTTCTTCAACTACTCCTGTACAAGATAGAAGTTTATCATGGCTGAGATATGCTCCTACTATTGGCTCAGGTTTAGGTGTTCTATCTGATGTTTTAGGTTTGACTAATAGACCAGATTATAGTAGTGCTAATATGATAGGTAATGTGGCCGACAATCTTACAGAAGTAGATTACACCCCAATAGGAAATTATTTGACATATAAGCCATTAGACAGAAACTATTATATCAATAAGCTAAATGCTCAATCAGGTGCTACCCGAAGAGCTATAGTGAATCAATCAGGAGGAAATAGAGCTACAGCTATGGCTGGGTTATTAGCTGCTGATTATAATGCTCAAGGTAGACTAGGTGATTTAGCTAGGCAGGCTGAAGAGTATAATCTTGCCCAAAGAGAAAGAGTTGAGGCATTCAATAGAGGAACTAACCAATTTAACTCTGAAATGGGATTAAGAGCTGCTATAGCCAATCAAGCAAATGATAAATTGAGGTTACAAGCAAAAACTGCTCAGGCTCAATTAAGAGACCAGGCAGATATGAGATCTTCTGCAGGAAGAGCTGCTAATCTAACCAACCTATTTGACTCTCTTGGAGACATAGGTAAAGAAGAGACAGCAAGAAACATGATTTCCACTAACAATGCCCTATATTACTCTATTGACAGAAATGGTAGGATCCATTATAAGAATGGGTATCAAGATTTGAGTGATATAGAGAAAGAATCTGTAAGAGCAGAAGCTGCAAGAGCAAGTAAAAGAAAATCTAATTCTAGATTAAATTATATAACAATACCGAACAGATAATATGGCAGCTAATTATATAGTAATTAATAGTAAGTTCAAGCCTTTTTCCTATGCTGAGATGCTACAGCCTGTACAGATGTCTACAGAAGCCCATCAAGATATTGAAAATGCCTATGCAGATTTATCAGCTAAAGCTAATATATGGGATGAATTAGCTAATGAACAGACTGATCCCTATGCCTATAACCTATATAAGTCTTATTCTGATGATCTTGAGAAACAAGCTGGGCAATTGGCAAGAGAAGGATTAAATCCTATCAGTAGGCAGAATATACTTAATATGAGACAAAGATATTCTAAGGATATAATACCCATAGAACAAGCTTATCAAAGGAGGAATGAGTTAATTAATGAGCAGAGAGAGGCCTTATTAAGAGATAATACCATGATGTTTAATACTGATGCCTCTATGCTCAGTCTTGATGATTTAATAAGAAATCCCTCTCTTTCATATCAAATGCAATCTGGAGAGGCCTTAGCTAAACAGGCTGGAGAAGCTGCAAAAAATCTTTCTCAAGTTATAAGAGATGACCCTAGAAAGTGGAGTAATATATTAGGGGGGCAATATTTTGAATCAATAGTAAGGAGTGGTTATAGCCCTCAAGAAATTGTGGATGTATTACAGAAAAGCCCTAATGGGCAAGCTATACTTAAGCAGATATTAGATGATGTTATAGGTAGTTCTCAAATTCCCAACTGGAATAATCAGGAACTAATAGACAGGGCCTATAATTATGCTGGAAGGGGGCTATGGGAAGCTATAGGCAAAACTGATTACCAGACTCTGAATAATAAATATTATGACTATGCTATGAGAGATTACCTGTCTAGAAGAGGTTCAGGCAAAGAAGATACCCCTAAAGAGAGGTCTCTTTTAATAGCCCCAAGAGCTGTGCTAGGAGCTACAGGCGAAATGCCTAAAGAGCAGTTAGAGACTCTTAGAGGATTAAGACCTACTACTACAGGATATACTACAGATAGATTGGATTCAGCACAAAGAGAACTAGATATGGCTCTCGAACAGTATCATAGCGTAGTAAACAATCCATCATTCGATATGAGTAAAATACATGCCTATATACAATCTCCTGGCAGATTATCCAGATCTATAGATGGAGTAGATATACAGACTAGCCCTGATGGATTACCACTAGGTTATAGCCAGTATATAAAGGCCTCTCGAAATCTTGATAAAGCTAGAGAGAAATTAGTAGAGGAGCGTAGAAATCTAACAGAACTAGAAGAAAAATATAGATTCTTAGGAGGCACTCCATATGAAAATATAAGTATAGGCCTACAGCTGGATCAAACTCAGGCAAAGCAAGATAACTCTTTCTTTCCTCTAAATATTGATGAAACACAGTATAAAAAGGTAAGAGCTGGGATCAAAAATGTTCTGAAATCTGCTTCTAGGGAAGATATTAAAAAGAAGGGGTTTGGATTAGTAAATGATAGGGGAAAATTCCTTAGCTATAAACAACTAGATGATATAGATTTTAATGAAGTTCAAATTAGAGTACTAGATAAGGGAGGTGATCCTAAACTGGAGCTGGTTTATGAAGGAGAACTATATACACTTTATGGTCTAGAAAATGTAGATAAGTTTAATCAGGAAATAAGTAAAACTAATGAATATCTTGGGGATTTCTCTAATAATATAGCTAGGAATTTATCACCAATATCTCATCAACAGTACCAAGCTATCATGTCTGGTGCAGATGTTAGAGATATGTCTAATGTTTCTATATTTCCTATTGAAGGATTTCCCAACCATCAAGGGGCTGCATTATATGATGCTACAAGTGGCAATATAGTTAAAATTTTAATGGATAGTAGTGGAAGAGTACTAGCTGTTAATACTCTTCAAGATGAATTGAATGGTGGAGAGAGGAGAGATGAATATATAAGAACTATGGGCTCTACAGCATTGTATGACTTATTGGAGCTATTTGCTGCAGAATCTGAATAAATATGGATATGGAAGAAGAAAATAAAAATTATTATATGGAGCAAGAAATAGGAGGATCTGATGTTGCTCCTGTTTGGAATCCTGCTTATCTTACAGAAGAGTATAAGCCATTTGAGACAAAGCCGAGGAATCGTAATGTAGGACAATACTTCACGAATGATTCTAAATATGATGAGCATTTAGGGGATATACCCACTTCTATTAATGAGGGACTTACTATAGATGATCTAAGGGCTCGCAAACAATCAGGATGGGATATGGCTGGCAATGCCTTAGTAAATAACTTAGTCATTGCAGGTACTACTGCTGTAGGTGGTGTTATAGGTTTAGTAGATGGGATATTTGAAGTTGTTGGTTCAGGGGAGATAGACAGATTATGGAATAATGCGGTTAATAATAAGTTAGTTGAATGGCAGGAATCTACAAGAGAAGCATTTCCTATTTATAGGGGAAATGAGTATCAAGATAGATCTCTTATAGGTAAAATGGGATCTGGTATATTTTGGGCTGACTTATTTCAGAATCTAGGTTATACTGAAGGTATGATTATACCTGGTATGGGAGTATCTAAACTTTTGTCAGGAGCCCCTAAATTTTTATCTAGAGTTGTTCCTTCCCTTACATCATCCATAGGAGAAGCAAGCATAGAAGCAATCTCAAATAGAAATGAAGAAGTAGATTACAAGAAAGCTGCTGCAACTCAGAGATATAATGAATTAGCTTCTATGGGCTATGATTTAGGAGAATTAAATAATCAGTATATACAGACTCTTCAAGACATAGAAGATGATGCTACTAAGGCTGGCAATTTTATATTTGCCTCTAATATAGCTTTGCTAACTATGTCTAATAATATTCAATTTGGGAATCTTTTTTCTAGAGGGTTTGGTACTGCTAAGAGACTAAAGGGTGCTTTAAAGAGGACTGGGGATACCTTTGCAGCTGATAATGCGGCCTGGTATCTAGCTAAAGCCGGAGGTAAAAAAGCATTAGATGCTTTTTCTGAGGGTACTGAAGAAGTTATGCAATCCATCATTAGCAGTACTCCCCAGAATTACACTGATTATAATACATTTAATGAGAGTATATTTAATCCAGAAAAGAGAGAACTTACAGCAAACCTATGGTCAGCTTTTGGTAAATCTTATTCTGATACAATGAAAGATAGTGATACTGCTGTGGATTTCATGTCTGGATTTCTAATAGGATCCATAGGTGTACCTATGTTGAAGAGAGGAGGATTTCCTATTACATTAGAGAACAATGCCTTTATTGAGATGAGAGAGGCATATAATCAGGCTCAAGAAGCTAATAATGTAGCTACTCAGATAAATACGAGATTACAGAATAGCAAAGAAATTAATAGTTATTATAATGGTCTAGTCAGGCACTTGGCTATACAAGATGATATGAATAGAGCTTTGGATTCTGATGATACATATAATTATAAGACAGCAGAATCTGCCCAATTCATTTCTGACATTATGATGTTTGATAATGCTGGAGATCTAAATTATTTAAAGGGATTGGTTGAGAATTCTGTTGATTTATCAGATGATGGGATAATCTCTATTATACAAGAAACATCAAAAAATGGAGAAGGACCATTCATTCAGAATGGTAATGCTATGGACATAGAATCTGTAAGAGCTATATTGCAACAGAAGATAGAACTACTTAAATCTAAGATAGATACTTATAGTCAGGACAAGCAATTATTTGAGGAAAATTATCCTAATATGGATGAGGAGACTTTAGAGAATAGCTTGTTCTTAAAGCAGCAATTTAGAGATCATATATTAAGATATGATCAATTATCTAGTGAGATATATGAGGGCATAAACTCTCTTTTAACATCTTCTCCACAGTTATCATCTCAATATAGATATTCTACTAAAGAAGATATGATAGAATCCCTGAGTTCTAATCCTTCATTCAAAACTACTGTAGAGACATTACTTGCAGATGATTCTCCTTCTGTATCCTTTGATGAGAAACAATCTCTAGTTAATAAGATTAAGGATCTAGATAAGATTAGTAAAGGACTCGAAAATATTAATAAGTCTTTAAAAGATATCATTGCAGACCCTAATAAATCAAGGAAGAAACGTAATGATGCCGTTAAAAAAAGATTAGACAGAGAGACAAACAGGGTTAAAAATGATATCAAGTCTAAGTTATCTGAAGCTACTACACTATCAGAATTTAGAAAAATTGTTAATGATGATAGTCATGATATTCTGAAAAATGAAGTAGTGGATGAATTAAGTGATACAGGTAACTCATTAGCTAAGAATTATAAGGAAACCGAGGATTACAACATAAAACTTAAGGAAGTATTAAATGCTGCTCCAGAAGAGCAAATAGTGAAAGAGGATGCTTTAAAGATATGGCAAAATCAATATGAACGATCCATTAATTTAAATGAACTTGCTAATCCTAATTCTCCTTATTTGGAGGATGAGGATGCAACATATGATGAGGCCTTGACTCCTGAACAAAATCTCCTTAAATTTCAGGAGGCTCAATATGCTCTGTTTAAAGCTTTGACCCAAGTTAATAATGATGAGAGGTTTAGAAATAACTTTTCTCAAAGTTATAGAGTATTGAAAGAGAAAGGATCTCCTGATCCTACAGCTCCAATATCTGATGTGACAGGAAGTAGTGAGACTACTACTATCCCTCCTGTCAATGCTGGTTCTTCTATGGTTTCTTCCTATGCCTCACCTGTCGGTGATATAGAATTTTCTAATATTCAAGAGGAGAATAAGAGCTTTAATGATAAGATAGAACCTATCCAGTCTGTAAATAAAGGACCTACAAATAGTAGACTCTATTATAGGCCCTCTATACCTGAGATACACATTGAAGCTAGCAAAGAAGGTGATTTTAGACCATTTAATATAGTAGCTCCTGAAAGGCAACAGGGAGTAAATTTTGATGCTATATATAATTATCTTAAAGATAATAATGCCTTTAATTATATTAATGAAGGCAACCTTAGAGTTGGAGATGATGTGGGATTTATGATTGATCCAAGCTTTAATGATAATACTATTTTCCTTATAGATACTAAGAATAATCAGATAATAGGTAGTCTTGATGAATCTGAATATTCAGTAAGTAGATATGAAGGACTGGAAGCTCTTGAGCAGAGGATAAGAAAGGAGTTTAGAGAGCTAGGAGATAAGACTAAGAGATTCATAGCTACTCCTACCACTAGAGTATCAAAGATAATGGTAGGAAAGATTCCTTATGGTACGGAAGAGAGGAGTTTAGCTGATATTCCTAATGTATCTGCACCAGGGAGATCTGCTATTTTCGGTATAGTTAGAAATGGCACATTATCAACTAATAATAGACTGGATGATAGTCTTGTTATTAAACCTATAGATATGAGTAATAAGGAAGGTAGATTGTACCTTCTTATACCTAATGCTGCAGGAAAATACTCTCCTGCAGCTGTAAGAGTAAAGCACTTTAATAAGAGAGAATTTAACCCTGAAGATATCCAAGTTCAGAACACTCCAATATTTAAGAGTATATTAAAAGCAATTAATATGCTAGCTTCTTCTAATGGTGAGACAGATGTCACAGAGGCTATGAATGAGCTAAGAAAATATTTGTATATAGATACTAGTGGAGATACTAGAACTGTACATATTGATTGGTTTTCTTCAGAGAATGGAAGTGGTATTAAATTTACCAAAACATATAGAAATGCTAGGGGAGAAGAAATATATGAGAATATCAATGGAAAGAGAATTAGGAAACAGGATACTACATTCGTAGTATTAAATGACCCTAATTTTATAGGTAGTATATTTACTACTGATGATATTAGAGAAGGCCAGTCCACAGTGGATATTAATGCTGTTACTCAACAGATATTAGACACTCTTCTTGACTTTGATTTGCCTATTCAGGTAAATATTGGTATGATAAACAATGGTGGGTACAATAATATGTTAATTAATTCAAATGTACTTACTTCAAATATCTCTGATGCTAGAGTAATAAGTAGCTGGTTTACTACTGATTATTTTGATATAGAAGGCAATTTACATGCTTCTGTAAGTCCTGCTTCTATGTCTCCAGGCATCACAAGAAAGATACAGAATCCAATAGGAGGGCTGGATAGTTCTATCCCTGGAACTAAAATAATTGCAGGAGGAATCATCTATCATGCAGATTTGACCAGGGGAATTATTTATGACAGTAATGGGCAGGAAGTTCATCCAAAGAATGCTGAATTAATCAATGATTTAGCTTGGATAAGCAATAATTTTGGGGAGGCTTCTAATGGCTCCATGATGTGGAATAATAAAGTACTACTACCTGGTGGTAAGATACTTGATAGAGAGACTCAAAAGTATATTACAGGTAAGGAAGCAGAAGAAGTTAAATCTAAAGTAGCAGCAAGAGAAGATACTTCCACTAATATTAAAAAGGTAATAGGTAGTATAGCTGAAAATCAAAGAAAGGTAGATAAAGATAGGACAGATAGTGACTATTATTATATATTAGAGGATGATGGTGTGTATCATGCATATGATAGGGTGCATAAAAGATTGGGTGATAATTGGGTAGTATCAAAGAAGCAATTAGATACTCTGAAGGAGATGAGGGCTAAACTAGCCCAACTAGTAGATGATCCTATTAGGTTTAATAACTATCTCACCACTTTAAGTAACCGTTATAAAGTAGACTTAACCCCTTATAATAATAAGACTGATGTAAAGAGTAGGAGCGAAATAGCTACTATTATACAAGATAGTATATCTGGTACCAATTCCAAGAGAGCTTTAGATGCTGGGAGCATAATAGATAACATAGTAAGAAGATTCTTTACATCTAATGAAACTCCTATCAAGCCATCTAATGTAAGTGATCAGGCTTTCTCAGAACTTATTGACTCTCTAACTGAGATAAGATCTAATATGGAGACAAGGGGGGAAAGATTCTTGACTAATAATATTGTGCTCTTTCAGAAATATGAAGATGGAACAAGAGTTGCAGGGGAAGTAGACATTCTTTCAGTAGATTCTGATGGTAATTTCAGAATATATGATATAAAGACAAGCAAATACAGTTTTCATGACTTTATCAATAAATATGGAGAGAAAGTTAATTACTTTAGGACCAAGGCCCCATCTCAAAGGATGAGTAATTATGACTATTATACACTTCAATTGAGTGCTTACAAGAATCTATTTGAATCTCAGTATCATACTCCTATTACTACTCTAGCTATTCTACCATTTAGATTAAGTTACGATAGTAACAATAATGTCGATAATATAACAAAGGAAAAAGGTATAATAATTAAGTATAATCCTGCTGTGAATGTTCCATTAGCTGGTGCTGTTAGGACTAATATTCCTGCTAGAGTAGATTCTTCATTACCTATATTTAATAGTGTGAATGAAATTCAAGATCCTATTAATAATGTGCTACCAGAATATAACCTGGAGAACTCTGAGGTGGGATACTTTGTTCATGATGATAAACTATATAGAGGGTATTTGGCTCGTATTGGTAAGATAAATGGGGTAGATCTTTATATGACTAAGATTCCTAATCTTACTAGAGGATATAGTGAAGAAACTCCTCATATAGCTAGTAACTCATATCTGGTGATATTTCCTAATGGTAATTCATTCACTCTTATTGAGAATGATCCTTTAACTATGAATGAACAGCAGGTTAAGGATACTATCAAGGAGGTTCTTAGTAAGAATCCTCAGAGAGTACAGGATATGGCTAATGAGAAAACCATTATATCTAATTTAGAGGTGGATGCTCCTAGATCTGTAGGAGCAAGTACAAAGGATACTCCAGCTACTATAATTTCTACTCCCTCCTCTTTTACTGGAGCCAATAGAGCTATTCAAGCGGAACAATCTATTATTGAAGAGGATGAAGAGTTTGAGCCTGACCTGGATTTAACCAAATTCAGAAAAGTAGATGCTAATAGGCCTATATGGAATAAAGAAAAGGAGCTGTCTTGGTTAAATAGAGTACTGCCTCAATTATCCAGAGAGGACAGAGTAAAAATATCGTCTGGACTTATTAGAGCAGGAGAATTAGGAGCTGTTGCTTGGGGTCAATTAAATAATGGGATAATCGCTTTATCAGATATAGCTGCAGAAGGAACTACTTATCATGAAGCATTTCATGTAGTATTTGATCTGCTTCTTGACCAATCCGAAAGACAAGCTCTTTATGATGAAGCTAAAAGAATGTATGGGGATAAGGATAATCTGTCACTTGAAGAGGATATGGCAGAAGGATTTAGAGACTATATGATATCTAGACAAGAAAAAGGATTGCTTAATAAGATTAAGAATTTCTTTAGAGACTTATGGATTAAAGTATCTAACTGGAAGAAATTACAGCCTCATCTTATTGCTTATTATCAGATGATAAATGAAGGAAAATATGCTGAGGCATCTTATGAAGTCTCTTCCATTGATTTAAGAGATTCTATAGGATCTTCCTTTGATACATTAGATAATGAAATTAGAGAAGTCCTGATAAATAAGGGATGGACAACTGAAAAGTTTAACTCTATATCACAAGAAGAAAGAGATCAGGCGATTAAATGCTATAGCTTCTAATATGTAGATTAATAAAAATAAGGGTAAAGGAGAATTTCCTTTACCCTTTTCATTATAAGTCATTATCTGATTCTACATCAAACCACAACAGGCTATCACGAAGGTTATTATAGTTAGTAATATATTAATAAGAAACATAAGTTATTGCTGCTTAAAGAATGATACAGCCTCTTCAGGATGTAGGCCTCTGTAAATAGTTTTATTAAATGGAATTACAGGAGAATCAAAGAATGCCTTGTAGGCAGTACTATGGCCTTTATACCTTCCATACTCTAGTTCATCCATATAATTCATAGGATTGAGTAATTTGGTAAGATTTAATATATTCTGTATAGTATTAATACCTGCTGCAGGAGACTGTAATATCCTTAATCCTTCTGTTATCATAGATCCTCCAGGGATCATTACTCCAATTTCAGTATATAGCCTTCTGGCTTGATACTCAGCCATTCTTATTGCCCAGGGCCTATCTTTGTCATCATCCCAGTCAATAATACCTAATATAGTGGCTACTACAGTAAAGTGCCCTACTTCTGTCATAGCTCTAACTAGATTAGCTTTTTCTGTTGCAGTAAGTTCATCCCATCTGGCTGCAATATTAAATTGAGTCTCTCTTAGGTCTCTAGCTAATTGAAGTAGAAATCTACCACTGGTTCTATAATATCCTTCAGTCCATGCATCCAAATCATAATTGTAAGCTGCAGGTTTAAACCTTCTATTGTATGCAGATCTCATCCACTTTCTATACATCATCCCGAGTCTACCTAGGGCTAATTTCTGAAGAGCATTTCTATCAGCCTTATTATAAATACCATGCATTCTTTCATTGAGTGCTGCACTTCTTCTACTAAATTTATACTCATCTTCTTTAGTAAAGGGAGTTCCATCTTCTTTTGTATATCCTTCTTTTAGTTGTAACCTTGCTCCAGCCTTTCTATTATTTTTATCTACAGGAACTACTTCCATAGCATCATATAGACTTACAATTCTACCATCAGGGGCCCTCATTTTATAGGCATTAGCAAGAGCTAATGATGTTCTGGTTTGCATCCAATGCTCTCCTGCATTAGTCAAAAAGAACAGAGCATTCATACTAAACATTCTACTGAACCAAGTCTTCCTATCAAAATTAAGATCTCTTATATTCTGCTCATAGTCTTGCATTATATTGAATTTTTCATTCCATAATGCTAATTTACTAATCTTTATCCTGTTTCCTATCTCTCCAAGAAAAGCCCTAATGTCTCTCATATAAGTCTTATCTGCCTTTAAGACATCCTTTTCTGTAAAAAATTCTTTAGAGAAAGCTTCAATCCTCATCATTACCTTTCCAGTAGCTACATTAGAGACTGCAAGGAGTGTATTGAGAGCCATATTACCTATAGAAGTTATCGTATTTAACAAATTAGCAGCTTTACCCTTGTCTATTTTTGTTTTACCGAATGTTCCTTCATCCTTCATGTATCTATTATACACCTGCATATCAAAAAAATCTTCTAGTCTACTGCTAATATTTGTAGCATCTCCACTCTTTGTTAATTTATTCTCGATGGTCCTACCAAATATTTTAAACTTCTCTACCAAAGGCCTTTCACCATTTGTTTGAGTCACTTCCCTATCTCGAATCAAAGACCTTCCTACTTCAAGGACATCAATGATTCTATTCATTTCTTTATAATCATTAGCCATAGCTGCATAGGCTGTTAGAGTAGAAACTATATCAGTTGATATATCATTAGGATTCTCCCCCTTTTTTAATCTTGTATAATATATAGGAAGAGTTTGCACTTCTCTTCCCTCGAAATCCATCATGATATTCTTTTCTCCAAAGTCAGTATCATCAGATCTTCTAATAACAGTGTCTTTAAGGCTTTCCCAAATCTGTTTAGTTCCTGACTTAATACTATCAGATGATTTAACTCTCTCTAATAGATCTTTTCTTATCTTAACAGCATTAAGGAGATTTGTGCTCTTTTCAGGTAGATAGGAATCGAGTTTAGCCTTAACATCCATTACAATGTTGTAATATTCTTTCTGAGCATTAGATAATTGATTAAATTTAGAATTAGTATACAGAGATAATTTTGGGATCATTTTACCATCTACCCTTTCCATATTATTCTTTATCCAATCCCACTGTTCTCTATTATATCTTATAGCATCTTCTCCTATAGGAACCTTCCCATACTTTTCATCAAGAGACTTTATAAATTCATCTCTTTTTTCCTTAAATAATGGCCAGTTTATTTCAGATATATAATATCCTGTCATATCACCATTATTATCCCTTTCAAACATCCAATCAGTATCCTTAATGCCTGCTCTCTCCAGTTTAACAGTAGCTGCCTGCAGTTGCTTCATTATATTTAAGGTCTCAGTCCTGGCATTTTCCTTACTTCTCTTAACTGCTTGATCTACTACTCTTAGTATAATATCTGAAGAGTCTGCCATACTATCTAACCACCTATCAAAAATTGATATATCTTTATCAACAGCAGTCATTAAGTCCTCAATTGCCATAGTCTTGCCCTTATATTTTCCAAATGATATCTCTACTTGATTTCCAATGAAGGGCTTTAGAAAATCCAAGAATAGTGGCATTGCTACTTTATTATATTCAACTCTTAGGTCAGCAATCAAGGCCGCAGTATCATTTAAAATCCCTCTAACTTTCTGTCCATATCTATTATCTTTATACCTCTCTTCATCTAATAACACATCTCTTATCTCTTCAATGATGTCTCCATAAGAGTAGATATAATTCCTTATATCTCTAAGTACAGAAGCTTCCTTTGCAATATTTCCACTTGAATTATCTCTAATAGACGAGAGCCTATTACTTAATTTTCCCATCTCTTCAAGTGCACTAGTTAAGAAAGAATATACTCCTTCAATTTCATTATTCTCATCAAGCATTAACTGAAGTTTGTCTATAAACTCTCTTTGCTTTACATCAAATTGACTCTTCGGATTTCTCTTTTCATAAATCTTTAATCTCTTTGATTCTACTCCAATTATATTTGTCAGGAGTTTCTTATCCCTCTGAACTCTCTCACTTATTTGATAGAGCTTATCTCCAGATGCTATATTATCAATACTAATGTCCTCATCAAGCCTCCCGCTAAGAATATCCCTTGCTAATTCCTTAAAATGAGTATCTGCTTGATAGATAGCTCTTTGCACCTGAGTAGCCCCTATAGTCTTAAAGAGAGACTTAATAGCTGCTATTACTCTTTCTAATAAGTTTTTATAGGGTTTTTGCTCTATAGGTTCTGTATTTAATAGATGCTTAGCAAGCAATTTACCAGCTGCTTCCTTAGCTAACTTAACAGTATCTCCATTATATAGAGTATTGTAGGTCTCATATTCATCCCCTAATATATCTTCAACTAGATCATTGGAGTGCAGATTATTAATAAGTCTATTAACTAGGGGATGGTCACCTAAAGCCTCTAAAGCAAAATGGGCAAATTCTTCTGGGAGAGCTCTTTCCCCTCTATCTCCATTAGCTAATCTTATTAGTTCAATCATCCCATCAGCTGATACTTTTGCTGTATCAAAGTCTGCCACTCCATTTATTCCCAATCTCTCTTCTAAATTAGTTAATACTCCTACCTTAACGCCATGTGACTCTAGAATATCTCTTAACCTATTATTAAGATTAGTATTATATTCCATTTTATCTGCTTCCAGAGACAGCATTCTATTCCTCTTCCTGACTTCTACACCTATAAATTCTCTATAAGATTCATTATCCTGAATCTTAATGATTCTAGCCACATAGTCATCTCTAAAATCTGAATTTTGATTAAAAGATATAGCCTTCTGGAGTAGTCTTCGATAGTTTTCATCATTGTTTATCCAAAGTGCTGGCCTGTCTGACCCCCTCTTATAATAGCCTACCTCTTTGTTAAGCATCTTAATGATTTTAGCCTCTGAAATTTTTTCGCCATATTTAGGCAATTCTCTAAGTAAATCCTGAATCTTAGGCTCATTATTATCGTCTAGAGTAAACTTAGGATTCCAATGTCTAATAAAGTCAGCGTTTTTAGTAATTAGATAAAGTCTGACCGCTTCCTCTCTATTATTGCCAGTGTAGCCCAGCAAGCCCTTAAAGAGCTTGCTGTCTACTTTCTGGCCTTTATTATTGGTAACTTGAGGAATTAATGCACAAGTTCTAGCCATATATTTTCTATTTTGTATTTATTGCTCCACAAATAATATCTCCATTTGCATCCCTATACTCTGTATTAGGTTGTACAGATAAAATATCATCTTCCCTAATATAATCTTCAAGAGATGTCCCATATACCTCACTGAAAGCTCTATTGATTAAATCTTGATCTTCAACTCTCAACTTGCTTGATTCTATTGAACCCCCTCCTGATAAGTCCTCTATAGAGGAAGAATCGTCTTCAGAAGTAGTATCACTATATCTTTCGGTATCTCTGGAGAATATAGATTCAATTTCTTTTACATTTCTACCATATTCATATTCAATAAAATTATTCTTAACCCCCAAAGGAAAGATTCTTCTGTATATAGCAGTCTCATTAGAGGCACTTTCTAATTCATAGTAGGCAATCTTTCCGTCATGCATCTTAGCTATGAAGCTGTAGAAATCATACGCTATGTAATTACCTATCTTTACAGAGTTCTTTACTACTTTTCTATCTGATGTATTGGAATCTGGACTAATTGTAAATTCAACAGTAGATCTTAATTTTCCTCTATCTGTTGTAAATCTAGTTGTAGTACCACTAGGTACCATAGGAACTAAAGCTCTATTATCCAGATGATTATAAACATACTGATCAACAAAATCTGAGTAGTCATCTTCATTTGTCATTAGATCCCTTAGAGTATCTATGTAATCAGGGATTGCCAATTTCACAGACATCGGAGCCAAGTGAGTAAAAGTAGATGGACCAAATGCAAACCCATTCCTATAATATTCATATCTTATTAGGTCTAGAGCTAACTCCTGTGCTTCTGGATTATTCATATACAGTAAAGATTCCCAATCCCTGATATATTTCTCCTTTAGAGAGGGATTTAAGCTTCCGGCATTTCTAAAAACTAGTACGTCTACAGGGCTGGAATCAGATCTGACAACTCTTAATCTTTTGATAAAATCGAGACTAGCAATATCTTCATTTTTGGAGATTACTTCTTTAAAGTGCTGTGGAAATTGGGTTACAAACCATTTCCTTTTTTCCCTAGAGGACACTGTAGCCTCGTCTCCAAAGAAAGGAGTCTTAGACATAATATAAGCTATCAAGTCATTATAAATATTATTCATAGTTTTAGCATCCAATACTCCTGTTCTGGTATAACTCCTCAAAGTGTCTATAACTTCCCTAAATGATGGTGTAAACTGTGGAAAATATTTTCCCAGAAGATTCTCTGACTGCTTAACTCCAAGAGTATAGAATGCTTGGAGGAAAGGAAGAGGAGATTTCAATATATTATCTCTTAATACCTCAACACTGGAATCAAGAGGAATATTATCTACAATTATTTTAGCACCATTTAATGGGAATCTCTCATCTGCATCTATTGATTCTATGAAATTAGATGCTCTTTGCATAAGAATCTCAGTATGAGCAATAGTAGGACCTGCTCCTCCTCTATCCGTGTCAAACTTAGTAGATTGGACTAGATTACTTAGGTAGTCAGCATCTCTCATAATCCTATTGAATAAATAGCCAACAGCAGTCTGCCTCTTGTAAAAATCAATCTTGGACTTAGAAGACATATTGTTTAATTCTTTAAACATCATAATATCATTAGCTAGATCTTTAAGAGGAAAGTTATTATTCTTAAAATAATCGTAAGATAACTCTCCTGGGAGTGCTGCCTTGGCTTGGTAGTTTTCAAGTACTTGAGCCATTATTAATCCTTTGGTATTACCCTTTGCCTTGAAAAATGCCCGTGTTATATCTTTTACAATAGGCTGCGTCATCAGCAACCCAACCTCAATAGGATTATATCCTAGTCTAGACAATAACATAGTAGCATCGGCAGTAAACATATTCTGATTAATATCAGCTAAAACAGGATCCTTGGCATTATCTACTGAAGCATTAAGGTATCCTGCATTGTTCTTTGAGATGTACTCCTTATTATCATTCATAATAGAATGTAATGAAGTAAGAGCCTTGCCATTAAGTTTGAAGCTGCCATTTTCATTTAATTCTAACCTTGTATATTGCATCAATGCGTGATTAGCATTATGATTAGCATATATACCAATTAGATTTGCACCAGTCATATTCTGCCTGTGAAAATAGGTTTGAGTACTAGGTGCCAAAGGATCTAATCTACTACTAAATTTCGATGCCATTTTATTCAAGACATTCAAATCCAATGATATTAGATAATCTATAATGGATTCTCCTCTAGAGTTGGGCTCAGATATTATATCCCTTATAGAACTCATCTCCAGAATTCTTACTATTCTTGCAGCTCTCTTTTGATAATCAAAGCTACCCGGATTAAGGATTCTGGAAGCAGTATCAGGATGAGTAAGAACTCCCCACATCATATCAATAAGAAGATTATTTCTGGCTCTTAAGCTATTATCTCTGGGACTCTTATTGAAGTCATACTTAACTTTTTGTATTTTTGGAGTAGAAAATCTATAATTTTCTTTATTGCTGTTAAACCAATCCCTGAATTCAATAGGAGCATTAGCTAAATCTTCTAGGATATTCCCTTCATTAAACAAAGTAGATAGAGTTTCTATTACTTTTTGTTCTTCTTTAAAATCCTCTTTAGCTCTAGCATAGTCATACTCAATTATGTCAAATTCAGGTAACATTATAAATACCTTATCAATATCGAAGTCGGACCCTGCAATAGTAGTGATTTCGTCTGGAAGTATAATAGCAGAGCCATTTTGCTGAGGTAAGAATCCCTTGATATATAGGGGAATCATTGAATATGCATTCTCTGTTGGTACCCTATACCCTATTGCAATTCTAAGCTCTGTATCTAATTTATTTATATCCAATTCATGAGTTCCCTTCTTTCCTAGTATTGAGAAGAAAGACTCCGAATAAGCAGGCATATAACATTCTATATACTTAATCCTTTTGTTTTTTCCTGTCTCCTCAAAAACTATTTTAGGTTTATCTGCTACACCATAATCTGAGGCTTGTATCAGAGATCCTCCCTTAGTTTTCTGCTTCGTGATACCTTGCTTTAAAGTACTAGTAAGCAGATTTTGTATCATCTGTGTCTCCAAGGGCTCAAACAATGGGATATTGAATTCCCCTTGTTTATTAATAGTACAAGACTTCAAAGTATCTATCCCATATCTCTGATCTCCTCTGATATTATCATGTAAGATCTTTTCTACACTACTTGGAAGTTTAAAGCGTTCAGCCTCTTTAAGATAAGAATCTAGAATATTTTCAGTGATCACTTCATTGTACAAACCCCACCACTCTCCTTTAGTAAGTTTCTTACCATCAACGGTCACCCTAAAATTAGGGTCATCTGGCATATCGGCAGCTATCAATTTCCTAATCTGTGTCCCTACACTTTGAGTAGCATCCGTAGAATGTTCTGGTGTTAAGGTCTGTATTCCATAATGTTCGTAGCTAATTTTATGAACAACATTAGGATTCTCTATTCCATTTTTTATAGTAGCATTTTTTAGATATTCTTTAGTCTCATTAAAAGAGTGTACTGAGTTCAAATCAATAACTCCTTGCTTACCTACCTTCACAGCAGACTCAAACTGAACTACATCAATATTATTCTCTTCCATAAACTCATTGATGGCTCTTAGTTTATCTGATTTCCCTAGTACTCCTCCAATAGGTTTATTAGCAGCAAGTAGTAGAAACTCAGAGTTTTTATGTTGGACAGGAACTTTAATATTCTCATAACCATTTATCCCAGTTTCCTTTCCAATCTGAGAATATACAAAAGGTTTCTTAGTTTGCCAGATAATATTGAAATCTTCAGCATTCCAAGTGCCACTTTGAAGATTATTATAAGCTCTTTCCATATCATCATTCCATTGTCCCTGCATATCCAGAATAGCCCTATAAGAGCTTAAACTTCTATAGGCTTGAGCGTCTGCTACATTCACTGCAGATGTTTCTACTACACTATCACCTATCTTAACATATTGAATATTTTCTCCCCTATTATTCTTAGTAGAATAGTTAGTATATCCATATTTAGATAAGATGGAGGCAGTATCATAGTCAGAGAGCTCTCCTCTGTTATGTTTCTCCATTATTACTTCTACGATGTCTTGTATAACAGAAGAAACAACTTCATCATCCTTCAAATATATAGTTCTTTCAAAATCCCTTCCAGTTCTTTCTCCTTTATATGTAGAGGAAGTATTCAATCTTAATGAGGGAGCATGTACTTCTTTAAACCTCTTCTGAAACTCTTTCATATCCTTATAGAAGGCCAAGTCAGTAGTGGCAAGCTGTATAATTTGAGATGTAGCTAATTTGCTATTCCAATAATAGTTTCTAAGAGCTTCCCTGATTCTACTTTCAGAATCATATTTACTATCAACTCTCTTTATCTCCTCTAATACACCTATACTGTTCCATCGGTTGTATTCCTCTTCAAATCCTCTTTCCATTATTTCTAGAAGAGTGTTTTTAATAAAGGACTTAATATTTGAACCATTATCTGTTTTGCTAAGTTCTCCAAGTTTATCTAAGAATGTCTTTCCATCTTCATATTTCAGAGAATTAAGTGCAGGAAGGAACTTAAATTCTGCTCCTCCTATAGACTTTATACTTCCATCTCTGTTTCTTGATATATTATAATTAGCTATAAATGGGACACTATAATTCTGATTCTGGTACTCCTCATCTAATCTCCTTATAAGCATTATCCTATCATACTCTTGACTCACTAACTCAATAAGCTTATCAAGTATGATATCTTCATAGGTTAATTCATTCCCATTTTCATCGTATTCAACTCCACTTACATACTTTCTAAATCTTATAAACTCTGCAGAAGCTGCATCTGATAAGATAGGCAGATGATACCATGCCCACTTAATATTTGATCTGCTATCTTCAGGCTCGGAGAAATACTCAGTAAGAAGAATCAATGTGTATTCTAGTTCATCCCAACTAGAATACTCTGATTTAGTCCTACCTTGTGGAGTAAGAAACTCTGAACTTATCACTACTTTATGTTTGAGTCCTTTTCTAATATCTTTTGAATTTATGATCTGATTCAGCCAATCATTTCTCCACTTCTCATTCTTAAAGAACCACCAATAAGGTTTGTATTCTTTATCTATAAATTCCTTAAATCTCCTTTCATCCGTATCACTTAGTTGCTTGATTAGATCTCCTATATAATTAGGATTAGTATAGGAAAAGTATGATTTATCTCCATCTCTAAAAGATCTCTCAAATGCATCTTCTCCTACATCCCTTATTAAACTTGCAATAGAAATATATGCAGAATCAAAATCATTAATAAGATCTCCTGTTTTTACTTTCCCGCTTGCTACCCCACTAAAAATTATATCTAATTGTGGGAGAAGTAACATAATAGGATCTGTATATTTGACATTCTCTGAAGACTTTATATTAGTAAGAGCCTCCTTAACAAGAGCTGGATTAGTATCTATACCAATCATTCTCAATAATTTCATAATACTATTCCATATTCTGTCATTCTCCATCAAGTCTATTCGAGAATTAGTATCCAAGTTACTAAATCTATTATTAAGAGCTCGTGTCCATTCTAAACCCTTCTTTGCATTTTCTTGACTTAGCTCTCTATCACTCCCATAGATACTGTCTGAATCAAGTTCAGTCCCACTATCATAATTATCTCTCCAACTGTTTATAAGATAATTATATCCCTCTACTTTATTAATATTGATTGTCTGCCGAATAGTATTATTACCACTTGACTTCTCTTTTTGAATCCAATAAGATGTGAAGTTTTTTCTAAAATTCTGGTAGAACTGCGAGAATAAAGCCTCATCCTTTTGAAGTAGCTTTATCACCTGCTTAACCCAGGGCCTACGCTGAGAGAGTTCTTGAAGTAAAGGAATCATGTCCTTAGAAGTCATCATGGAGCTCAGCTTATCAAGAAGGGTATACACTACATAGCTGGGATCTAGATATCTTGGAAATCCTAAGTCATCTTGCTCTCTTTTTCCATTATAATCTAGCTTAGGTATCTTATTAATAGCCTTTCTGACAGCTTGAGTTAGAGACTCATTATTACTAACTTGCCTAAAATCAGTCATCCACCCTTCTTTAAAAGTTTCCTCTTTATTAAGAACATCATCCTGTTGATCAATGATACTAATACCTTCAGGATTCACTTCATTCTGATTAGCATCTGAAGCAGCTGTGTAATTTAGATTTAATACTAAGCCCTCAGTAACTCTTAGGATACTACTGGTCTCTTCTGCAAGAGCATTAAAATTACGTAGAATTTTCTTATATTCCTGAGTCTTATATTCAGCTCTTCTACGTGCTGCTTTCAATTTATCTTCATCAGAAAATCTATCTGCTCCTTTTTTGCTGTTTATCCTATTAAGTTCAGCCTGTACTCTATTATCTTCAGAGTCATTAACATAAGATTGGAATATATTAAACACTCTGCTGAACAGTCCTGCAGGGGTAATCTTCTCAATCACATTGAATCTATTCAACCCATTGATTTCTCCTATTAGCTCATCCCTCTCTTCTTCTGAAGAAGCTCTTTCTATTCTCTCATTAAGAATACTATTCGTTTCTTGCAATGCCATGTCTATTTCATTACTGAATAGTCTAGCCATGAGGGATACTCTATCTCTTCTTTTTATAGGAGTAAAATCTAAGTCTACTCTAGCTTGCTCTTCATTAATAGATATTGTCGGAGATTCAAATGGATATATACTCATTTTTGATGAAGATCTAATCTCAGACTTAAAACTAGCCAGTTCTTCTATTGAAGGATACTCATCTATTGATTTATTATTCCTTTCTTGCCATAATGCTACTAGTCCTAGAATTGATTGTATGGTTTCTCCAGGTGTAGATTCTGCCAACTTTCTAATTTCTGGTGTTTCTATTAGACAACTCATAAATAATTAGTTTTGATATTGAGCAAAGGTAAGTATTTATCTTTAATAAACCAATATTTTAAATATAAAAGTTACAGACGGTAATCTAATCATTAGCTATAGATTAAGAAAAATAAGGAGACCATAATTAGTCTCCTTAATATCTCTTTTACTTTATTAGTCCTTTTTCAATAAATTCTTTATGTAGAGGAGAAGCAAGTTTTCTTGCTTGAGGGTGTGCTTTATTTGAGTCTCTGAGTTCAAAGAATTTCTTCCAATCATCAACAAAACCTGTCATAACCAACTCAGTTTTAAGGGCATTAGGTAATACAGCTCTTGCTTCTTGTGGTTTCCACTTACAATATTGAACTAGATAATTATAAGTATTTTCAGCTTCCAAAAGTGAGTCTATAAAATACTCATGTTCAGACAAATCAGTTCTAATAGAAGAATCATCCTTATCAGTAAATTGCTGTTCCTTATAATCAAGCCAGCAAGGAATAATGAAGGTTAGTTCATTTCCAAATTTGTCCTTAGAATAATTACAATAACGAGTAGATTCCTGTGCAAATGAGAATACTCTATGTCTTACAAATTCCATCTGTTATATTAAGGCTCTTTATCCTTAACTCTCCTCTTTTCAGAGGAGTGTCGGACTATATCATCATCCTATAAATAGGATGCCCAGCACTCTTGTTAGTATTATATTCTATTAAAGTATAATCTTTATAATGAGTTTGTCTTTTATAAAAGTCAATTTTATTCTTTTCGTATAAGAACTTATTAAAATTGTCTCTTATTAGAAATCCCTTATAAAGATTATCTAATTGTTTTGCTCCATTATACTTCATAGTTTCAACTATTAGTTAGATTTCTAAGCATTTATATTGCATACACTTAATTTGGGATACAATAGGTCTTATAATAGTTAGAAATTTTCTACCTTCTCTCGTAGAACATCTTAATCTATATTTACCTTTACTCAAATTAAGATTCCATTTAACATTCCATTTATTTTGAAAGTAATCAATTATAGTTTGATTTTCTTCCTTACTCAAATAGGTATTTAGATATAATTCCCATGCATGAATTTTACCATTTCTAATTTTCTTACACAGAGAACCATCATCCATCCACCATATAGCAATAGCTAGAGGAGTTAATCTATTAAGGGCTTTTAATGGAATTGTTTTAATTCCATTTTTGTATAAATATTTATATAAAACCCTAAAATATCTATGAGACTTCATAACTTTAACACCTTTGTATCCATTATTATTAAACTCTATAATAGATAGCTCATGTCCTCCTAAAATGGAATGTATTAAATTAACCTTCCATTCAAGATATTCTCTTTGTTCTATAGAGTGAATTAAAGAAAACTCTTGGTGGAAAGCATTGCAATTTTTATACTTACTACATGCTAAGTGACCATCGCCTAGCACTAATCCAATTAATGTTGCTTTTTCTTCTTTCGTCATAATCAAACATTTAGCTTGTTCTTACCATATAATACTATTAGTCTCTGAACCTTCCAACTTTGTTAAAGGTTGGCTTGGCTGCTGATTAGCATGATTCAGTATTTTATTACATATCTCAAATAGTTCCTCTGCTGACATATCTCCTTTCATCCAATTAACTCTTTTTGTTACCCATTGAAGGTTTCCTCTAATGTAACCTTTAGAAGAATCTATCCTATCTAAAGATAAAGGTAAATCCTTCCTTACATGGTCTAGAGAGCCATCTCCAGGAAGAAGATTATCCCCAGTTAAGGCACACTTGAAATCTTGGGATTCAAGTAGGTTATACAGATATTCAGGAGTTACATCTTCTGCAAATTCCTTATTTCTTGAAAAGGCATTCCTCTTTAGTATATTCAAGAAACTTTCCCTAAAATTAGATGCTATTTTAGTTTTAGAGCATTTTTTACAACTATAGTATCTAGTAGAATCCATAATTTGTGATGCAGGCATCCACCTTTCATTTCCACACTGGCATCTAACTCTATACCTAAGTTGCTTATTTATATACTCAGGTCCAGATATAACTTCCCATGTGCCAAATTTATATCCTACTGGGATATTTAGCCTCCTGTTTTTATTAGAGCACTCTTTACACATAGTAGTTCTACCATTCTTAAGAGAAGAGCATTGAACATAGTATTCTATCCCACACTCACATCTAACTTTATAGTAATAACTGTTCTTAATTCTTGTCCTAGAGTTTTCTATAACTGTTAGTTTTCCAAATTTGTCTCCTATATTTACCATATTCATTAAATTTTTTATATGCAAATATACAACAAATTTTTCAATTACCCAAATAATAAAATACTAAATTTTAGCCTTCCAGCAATTCACTGGGTTTTCTTAACACATTACTATGTTAAGCCACAAATTTCTTATGGGACACACCTCTATCACACACAAACCTTACAGTAACTCTCTTCTCATGATACTCCGTAGGTTCACAGATATACTTGAGGTCACCAAGCCACCCATTTTCTACCATAACTCTATAGTTCGTTGTGATGTAGTAGTGGGTATCAAGGGCATCTGTTATAGAGTTAACCACAGTGTGTGGATTGTGATAGTAGTTTGACACTCCATCATGCCAAACCTTACGAGGAATCTGTATGTGTAAATATACAGTTCCATGCTCCAGCATAGCTCCATGTCCAGACTTAACCATCCTCTCTACGAAGCCTTTCGCAGAGTCTTCAATTATCTTGTCTGTACTCTTGTAACAGGTTCTGCCAGCCAGCTCTATCTGTTTATAGATACCATCTAGACCAGCTCCCTGCTCAATTATTTCATATGAAGGTTTAATCAGTCTCATACTACACCTCCAATTGCTTCCTCAATCTCTGCAAGAGGTGTAATACCCTTGAAGGTCTTAACTGCGTTACCTTCACCATCTACTACCACGACCGTAGGAATAGACTTCACTCCATACTGTTCAATAAGCCCAGCATTGCTATCTTCAGCAATATCCACCTCTTGAATCTCTACACTTTCTAGACCAGCAAGTATTTTGCCCATCTGTTTGCAAGGACCACAGGTCTTGCTAAAAAACTTAAGTATTTTCATAACTCTACTACTTTACCATTTTGACACTGTGAAGCTTCTTCCTCTGCCTCCTCTTTTGTTTCAAAAATTAATGGAATACCATCAGTGTTTGTCACAATCCAAGGATAGGCAGGGTCAAAGTCTTCAATAACTATATACCTCTTCATTGTTCTAAGATTACTTCAAAGTCATCAACGTTCCAATCTTTCAAATCATTGAATACCCTATCTCTATGTTCAAAAGTACTTCTCAGATTCTTCCAAGCATCCTGAGGTAATATAATTTGCTCTTCTACTGCTCCCTTTAAATCACAGTCAGAATAATCTATATCCTGAAAGGAATTACCATCTTCATCTATTCCTGAGTCTACTATTTTATAGTCTGATACCTTAATTGGCAATGTTTTACTTAATGTAATACTCACTGTAACAATAATATCCTTAGTAGGGTTATCCTCTTCATTCCAGGGTGCATCTCTGGTATCAGCTCCTGCCGGATAGTTATAATTGTTCATATCTTATTTAATTTAAATAGAAGTAGAGAGGAGCTGTATTACTCCCTCTTCACTTCTATTATCTTTACTACTTCATTTTCAGTACAATACTTATCAAATCTTTCCCAACATTTTACATAAATAGGATGCCACTCATAGTTCCTAACTCCCAATTGTTCAAGTTTAGTCCTGATATAAGCATGTACCTTTGGGGTAAATATCTGCTCAAATACATTCTGAGCTTCCCATTTACTCTTCCAGACAGAGTTTCCTCTGTCATCTGCTAATACTTTACCATTGAAGATAACTGCATAACCAAGTATTTGGGTATCTTTTAGATTTCTACATAGTCCCCCCTCATGTTCAATAATTGCTAAATCGGCTGTATTCATGTTATAGTGTTGGTTTAGAAATGAATATAATTCTGAAGAGTTACGAGGTATATTATCTACCTTCCTAGTATTATTTATGTGTTTTAGGTAACTTTGGTGTTTACTAGTGGTATTAGAATATCTAGTAATATTTACAAGTAAATGCCCATCGTACCACTCAGCTATACATGTTCTATAGCTAAATAATTTATCACCAGTAGAATAAAGGTTGCTGCCGACAGCAACATCGCTTGATAAGAAAGCTTCTACTACTTCTTTATTTTTCATTTACTCTATTTTTACGCAACCACATAACTGTCATTATAACATAATTAGCCAGGTCAAGAAGAGTGTCTTCAATAGACTCATCTTTAACCTTAGCTTTTGTCTGACTAAGAGACTCAATTCTATTCATCTTATCACTTAGTCGGATTATGCTTGCTACAAGTCCAAATTTATAGAGAGACGTCTCAAAGCTATTACCATAGTCTTGATTCTTTGCCTGATAAATCTTGGTTAAACTATTAGTAATATCTATAAACGGTCCTACTCCATCATCAATTAATTCACCTAGCTCTAACATTAAATCATACAAAGGATCTGCTTTTTCAAGTGGGAGTTCATTCGCAATATGCTCAAGTTTGTCTATGATAGACTCCAGTTTATCATTCATTTTTTCCATAAAAATCATATCTTAATTTATAATTAATGTACCCAATAAGTAGGTAAGGGACCGTGATCATCCAGGTAATCTCTAAAATCAACAGGTAGATTCTGGACCAAATAGGATACTTTTGTATTAAGATTTACCAGAGTATCCTCCCCCATTGTAGCTATAATGTCTCCAACACGGAAAATCTTTTCATCCTCTAGGTAAAGATCCTTCACGCATATTTTATGCCTGGATATATCAGCATCGAGTTTTACTCTTTTTACAAAATAAGCTCCAGATCTCACCATAATCTCATACAGTACTGTAGCAATGGTTTCAGCTATAGCTTCCGGGGCCTCACAGTTGATTTCATCGTAGGGGGTAACTGTAATCAATACTTTAAATAATAGATCATTCTGCCTTAGATACTCAAAGAAATTAATCATACTAACCTTATAACACAGAGCTCCGGTATGTTGTATTCTATAGTTAATAGACTGCTTCTCAGAATCAGCTTTCCTTCTAAAATATTCTTTTACTCTATGTACTGTGTCACAGTCAGGTGCATCCATTTTCATTTCTCTGTAGTAATCCCAGAATCCAGGTTCTGAGAATTTACTCCTTATCTTACAAAGATAATTGAAGTCATATATGTATGCTTTATATCCTACTTTTGGATTAAGAGATATAAAGCCTTTCTCCATAACATCTTTTCTACAAAAATCTTGGTACTTTTTGATGCCTCTAAAGCCATTCATATAGGAGCTATATATCCTTTTAGCCTCTTCCAAAGGTATCCCACTGTTACTAGAGATAGTATTAGCGTCACCACCGTAGTTTCACCTTGTTAGCTTACAAGCTCTTTATCTTGTAATTCTTACATTTCATTTTATGTAAGGTCGGACTATATCATCATCCTTCTCTAGGATGTTGGGCACTCATGTCAACTTCATCACTGTTCTAGTGGTATGTTGTTAGTCTCTGAACCTTCTAACTGTCCCCAGTCAGCTTGGCTGCTGATTAGCATCTCAGCCTTCCAGCAATTCACCCAATTTTTAACTATTTGTTGCCAAATAGTGCCACAAATTGTTGATACTTATACTCTAATCTATAAGTAAAATATTTCTAAGTATTGAGTCTTTTGTTTATGGCAAACTCAATCCCTTTTGCATCATTTCTAAGTTTATGGTATCTCTTCTTTATCTCCTTGATTGGAGTATCTCTTGGTATCTCAGGGTAAGACATATAGGCAGTTAGGCTATGAATCATTTTGTTATCCTATAAGCTTTTTATCTTATAGTTCTATGAGTACTGGTATTCTCCTCATAGTTCGGCATATATTTTCATCCTAAAAATATTTTAGGAGCTGAGAACTCGTGGACCATTATATTTATTCAGGTCTATGCTCTACAATACTTATAGCCCTATTCGCAATGCTATAAGTTATCTCGGTATTAAATATATCATGTTTTCTAGAAAGAAATATAGTAGAGTCTTTATAGAAGAAATCATATATACATTTTTTAATATTATCTGGAGTATTTATAATTACTTTCCAATAATCAGTAGTTTTACCTTGTATATGACATGTTCTATAATAGAAGTTTCTAAACCAACTCATTATTTGATTCATAAAAGGTTCTGAAATAAATACAAATTCTATAGTACAACTTCCAACATGACCATCTCCATCAAAGAACCCTCTTATAAAATGTCTCCATAAATCTTCAGGTATAGAGTCTTCTGGAATAAAAAATTCTTTATCTAAAGTTTTAAGAGGTTTAATATTATACTTATCATTTAGAACATCAAACATATGCTCAGATGTCCATTGTAAAGTATATTGAGGCTTTTTTCTTCTATTAAATGTATAGTTTTTTATTAGAAGAGAAGATTGGGGGCATATATTCTGATGTAAGGCTTCTATAGCTTCTTTATCATCTATAGTATTATTAAAGGCTATTCTTTTAGAATATTTATTACCTCGTTTTTCTAGCCTACAGCATCCATCAGCTACTAAAAACCCTAATAAGTAAGCTTTTAATTCAGAATCTATATTATCAAAAAAGGTATCATTTATTTTTAATCCCCTTCTATCAAATTTAATATTATAGAATTTAAAACAATCACTTACTCTTTGAGATGATAACCCAAATTCTTCTCCTATTTCTTTTTGGCTCTTACCCTCCTTCATTAACTTAAGGGCTTTTTCTAAATTAAACCTTTCTAAACATTCTACTTTATTCATTTTATTTGTATTTAAACATTAACTATGCAAATATACAAATAAAAATCATAATTACCAAATTTCTACCGATTTTTCTCAGTTTTTTACTATATGTTACCATATAGGGAGACATTCACTCTATCTCCACTACCATTAGTAAGATCTTCAATAATAGCTTTATCATCTGATATATCTGCTAATATATAAGTTTCTTGACCTGAATAATCAATGCTTATCCATCTATTACCTTCCTCAGCAATAAAGCAAGCTCTAGTCTCGGCATCGGCTGGCATATTGAGCATATTAACATATTCTATTCCAGCAGCCTTGTCCTTACCACCAGAGCTTATCCTAGCTGTATCTGTACCCAAAGAATTAAAATTAGTATACAGCCTACCGGTCTTTTTGTCTATTTGCTCTAGTACATTTTCCCCATAGGTACTACATAGTTTCATCATCTCCTTATATCTAAGGTAAAGTGGTATGAGACTACATTTACTCTTTTGTGGACCTAAGACTTTAGCATTAAGGCTATCTTTATCTTCCTTAGTATCCTTATCAATTTTTGAAGTATCTACACCATATTTCTTAAATATCGGAAGAACTTGTTTCTGGCTATTCCAATTAATAAACACTTTTGGGCTTGAATCAAATCCACTGAACAGATCCCCCTGTTTATTCACCTTAATATATTTGGAGTCTGGCTCATTATTAATGAGCCATTTATCCATTTCATTCTTTATGGCATTAAGAATATCCTTATCATGTGCTATCTTCCTCTTCCATCTTTCTATGTCCATTTTAACTCCACAATAGCACATGTAGGCAATAGGAAGTATAGCTTTATTCTCGTAATCTATTGCTCTTAAAAGGCCCTGTTTTGAGAGCTGCTGGAGCTGACATTCCCTTATCTTTTCAAGATATTTGACATCAGTTGCTGCATAATTGATTACCTCTCCCACAAGGCCCTTGTAGATAATCTGGCCTCTAATAGATTTATCTAATTCCACACCAAGATACATCTCTCCTAATTTTTTTAAGTTCATGAACATCACATACGATGATTTGGAACCTTTTTTCTTAGGGTCGGCTGGAACATAGTCATATCTAGGGTGCTGGATCTTATCCCATACATCAGGGCTCAATTTAACTGGATAGCCCAGCCACATCAATTTTTCAGCTAGAAACAGATCATAGATATTATATGGAACTATTCGATACTTGAATAACCATTGTAAATCAAATTTAGCATTATGGAACAAGAATAATCTATTAGATTCCAAGTAGTTTTTATATTTCCTTACATCTATAGTAGAGCAATCAATAACTACTTGAAAGTCATAGCATCCAAGTTGAAGAGAAAGAAGTGTATCTTTATGACAACTTAATCCACTAGTTTCAGTATCCACACCTACTATATTCAGGGAATCTAATAAAGCTAAACTCTGTTCTACACTAACTATTCGGTATTCATTGTTCTCAAACAGTTCCTGTTTTGTTGTCACTAAATAAATCATCTTCAATAGTCTAATAGAATGTTACCACCCATCCATGCCCATCAATATAGGTTATGGACCTGACAGTTGCATCTGCTTCCCTCAGATAACAGCCTTCAACTATCATAGGTCCTCCACTAGGATCTATAAATTTCTTCATATCTTCCGTATATCCTGTATTTATGATGGATGAGGAGAATTTAACCAGATAGGTTTTAGACTCCCCTCCATTAGTTTTCCTCATTTTAATGAGTTCAGTAGGAGATCCTTCTCTACTTAATAGTGTTATACAATCATTCATCTTACATATGCTATATAATCCTTAAAATCAAGGACGTATTTATATTTTTCAAAAAACCTACTTCCTAGTATACCATGTATCTGCACTCCAGACTCCTCTTTTACTATTCTAAAAGCTTTATCTAAATCAGCTATACTGAATTCTTCTTCAAACTCTTGATTCTTCCGTCTTATAATCATCTTACAAGTCTTGCAGTTTACTTTATTTCCCTCTATACCAATTATATTGGATTCTTCACCTGTTAATTCTACCACTAGAGATGAAACGATGCTTTTATTTAGATATGAAATATTACTTCCAGTATCTAAAAGGAAATTAATTTTTCTATCTCCATTATAAAAGGTAATTACAGGGAGTTCTGCCAGATCCATAGCTTCTCTAAAAGATATTTCACTGTTCTTCTTTTTTATTCCTGCTAAGATACCAGTGATAATGGCTGCTGTTATTATTAAAATAATTACACATATTATTATTACTACCATATTATATTCACTTAATTTTTACCAGTACTGCCAAATCCTCCTCTGTCAGTACCACCTAAATCATCTACTTTTACAAATTCAATTCCAGAGCTAAATAACCACCTTAATTTTTGCCAGACAGTAGCTTTCTGACTAAGCTGGATCCTGAATTGACATATTCTATCCCATGTGTAAATCACTACACTATCTCTAAGTGCCAGTGCTGGATATTTCCACTCATCATTATTTCCACTATAACTACCGTCTATTACTCCAAATCCATTAGGATTCATAATTCCAAACCTATTATAAGTGGAGCTTCTTGAAACTATAATAGCTTCAAATCCCTTAGGAAGTTTCATTGCAACTCCTAATCTAAGAAGTGTATAATCTCCCTCATTAAGGTATACTGTATTTTCTCCTCCGTATCTTAAGTCAACAAAATCACCTTTATCAATCAATTCGGGAAGATGTTGTTGATCAAATAGCTTTATCTTAATTTTTAATTTCATATAGATTTTGTCATCTTTGGTTTTGATAGATATATCTCTGCCTCTGGCTTTATAATAGGTGCCATCCCAGCAGTGGTTAATCTATTAAGTATTGAATATCAGTATCCACTTCCACTAATATTGATGATACAATTGCTTGTCTTGGAGTACTATCTACTACTGCCCAGACTTTTTGACCTACATCAAATTTAGTTCTAATTATCATAATCAAATACTTCAAAATAAAGCTCAGATTTCTCCGGGCTTGTTCTACTACTCTTTTCCTTTCTGATACCCAATATGCCACTTACAACAAACAGGACATTTATAAACCTCATAACCCTCTAATTTTCTCTCTTCTAGAAATAGTATAGCTGACTGCTTAGAGTTATAGGGTATTTTAGGTTTCCACTTTCCTCTTTTCTTTGTAAAGTGACATCTTGGATAACTGTTCTCCCTAATTTCTTTTCTTAGGAATCTTTTATACATTTATTATATTATTGTCAGAGATCCATTGGAATTACGGACTTTTCTTTCTACAATTCTTCCATCTATTACCATCCATGAAATATAGTTTTGATTATATCCAAGGGCAGTAAAAAAGTCAATAGCATCATCGTATTCATAGAATAAATCTTCGGCTTCTTTATCAAGATCTAATATATCCAGATCTCCTACACTCAAATCACATACTGCTATTCTCATAAACTACTCTTTGTATTTCTATTCTTTCCAGAATAAATCAGTTCTGTTTATCCATTGGCCACCTTCTTTTCTATAAAATCTTTGATTGGTTCTATATGAAGTTAATGGACCTAATGCTTTTATATAGGGACCAACTTTATAAAAGTCTAAAAGGTTTAGATCTATAGTTGTCGGTAGCTCTTCTCTCCCTGTATAATAGCCTATTTTAAGATTATAATTATCTTTTATATAGGATATTAATGAATTTAACTCTCCGGGGTCTCCCCCTTCTCCCATAAAGCAGATACAGGTTATACCTTTGTTCTCCTCTATAAGTCTGTTGAGTGTCTCATTGTCAAGATGCTCTCCTATATCTTCTGCAAGATAGGGAGAGTGGCATCCTTCACAATGACATGTACATCCTGAGATATTTATAGCAAGAGTTATCTCATCAGGAACTTCCTGAAATACTATTCTCACATCTACATATTTCATCTTCTTTTACATTCTATGCACAGTAAGAGTATTACAGATAACCCGACACTCCCTAAGAGTGGGCTAAATACCCACCACCACGACCAATCTATGACCTTGCAGAGCTTTAAAATGATAAAAGCAACAGTAAGATGCTCAAATAATGGACCAATCCTAATATTTACATTTTCACTCATATTGACTATATATTCTTTTAGTAACTTCTATTTGTCTAGCCCTGCTATATGAACTAATAGGGCGTAGGAAGCCTATGATGCGTACCCACCAATCTATATCTTTGCTATGGCATATAGGGCATTCTTTGATAGGAGCATTAACTGTATGTCCACAACTTTTGCACTCACTCATAGGAATATTGAATGTAAAATAGTTGCATCCTTCCTTAACAGCTACATCTATCAAATGTGAATATTGCTCTTTACTCAGATGCTCCATTAAATGTATATGAGAAGCTTGTCCACCCCCACAATATGTACTTATGTCTTTCCCATGCAGCTTTAGCTTATCAAGAACTGATATTTTATCATCCCACTGCTTAAAGAAATAACTACTATATAAGTTCTGGTCCTCAGGAACTTTATAACCTGACTCTTTATCCCATTCATAGAACTTAACTGCCAGATTCTCTCCAGGGATAGCCTCTAGATTAAATACAAAGGGTCTTTCTTTATCATTTATTGAGTGTAGCTTATTCTGTTCCTGGATAGTACTGAATATCTCCTTAAGAAATCTCTTATACTCCTCATTATTAGATATTTCTAATCCAAGGAATTCTGCTGCTTCACAATATCCTATAACACCAATTGTGCAATAGAGCTTCTTCATATAGATATATCCAGCATTAGACGAAGAATACATCCCTTTGTTCTCCATATCATATATCAAGGTTTTATAGGCTATCTGATACTTATAAACTCTCTCTAATATATCTGTAAGATAAGACTTGAGCTCTGAATAATTTCGACTGACCTTATGAATCTTGTAACAGTCTTGGACTATTCTATTCAAGTTAAGTGTAATGACGTTCACACTTCCTGTCATAATTCCAGTTAATCCTATAGTTGAGTTAAATGTATTTTCAGTAATTTCATTCTGAACTCTACAGCATGATGAGATGCTATTAGGATTATTACTTAAATAAAGAAAGAAACTACTTCCTTTTGCCCATTCCTCAGCTACCCAATCTTTACAATCCTTATCCAAACAGTCATTACCATCATGAAGCATACATACAGAAGTCACTGGAAATGTAAGAGGTTTTATTAATCTTAACTCTCTTAACAATTCCATAAAGATTCTTTGGAGTGTGTCTATAGCTTTCCATTCAGGTTTCGTTCCATCAGGATAATAAAAGTCTTCAAAGAGGGCCTTATAATAATACTTATCAAAGAAATTCAAGTTAGAAAAGGGAGAATTATAGCTTCTATTTCCGGCAGGCTGATTAATGCCATATATGAATTGTTTCATCCCTTTTCTTATGACATCTTTGACAGTTCTTTGCTTCTCAAATATAGGAGTTGTAGCACTATAATCAAGACAGCTATACCATTCAGAGCCAAACTCTTTGATTACATAATAATTAAGAGCTACTATATAATCACCCATAGCTACTGCTCCTCTTACTTGAGAAGAAAGCAAGAACATAAGATTAGTTACTTGTCCACTAAATGACTGAATATCATTGGGAGCAGATGGTGTTACTCCATCTATATCTCTGGTACCATTAATCATTAATGGGTAGAGAGTACAGGCCATGCAGTAAGGTTTTAAAGCAGGAGTCTGACTTTCATCATGAGCATAGATAATATGAGAATTCAAATCCTCCTCATACTTATCTGCTACTTCAGGAAACAACTCATGCAATTTGCTCTTCATCCTCTGCCGCTGAATGATTCTATTAGTAGCTTTAAATACTTCACCTTCAAGATTGGCTACATTCTTCATAGTTACATTGGCATTAGCATCTGTCTCTGATGAAGTAGCTGCATTTTCTGTAGATCGACTATATTCATCCATATAATCCAATCTATCTTTAATAAATCTAGCCTGTTTATGAGAATCCCTGTACAAGATATAGGATTTAGCAACATCAAAGAATCTATCATTCATAAGAATAGTTTCTACTTTATCCTGTATTTCCTCCACACCGATAGTATCCCCATCTACTTGAGAGAATAAAGAATCTATCATTCCTACTAGATAATAAGGCATTTGTTTATTAACAGATTTAAAAGCCAAATATACAGCTCTTTGAATCTTATCAATATCAAATTCCTCCTTAGTTCCATCCCTTTTAATTACTATCATATTTATTCTTTATTTAACCATTCCTTTATATCATTAATAGTACTAATCCCCATAGGAAGTATTGAATTACTATTTAAATAATAATTAAGTTCCTTAACTATATTTCTCCAGTTTCTACACCTATATTGATGGTTTTCTCCATAAGTGCAGTCAGTAATAGCTTGAGTATCTGGATATATCCAGATAAGGGGTTGTAAAGTATATCTATTTATTACTATAAATCTGTAATCTAATAACTTGTAATCCTTATACAAAGGGTCTTTATCAAGATTCTGTCTTATGATATACCAGTATAGCTGAGCTTGAATCCAATATCCCCATTTATAGAATGATTTATAGAATACCCATTCAGGAGAAGATGTAGTCTTTAGATCACATGGAATAATAGTTTTCTCTTTATGATTTACAATGATCAAATCTGCCATGCATCTGAGGGAAATGCCATCATAATCCCCTTTAAACTTCAACTGATAAAATCTCTGAATGGATTCATCAAAAGGATTATTAGATTCAAAGTATTTCTTAGTAGCTTCACAATTCCTTAACCTATCTACACACTCCAGAGCACTTTGATAATCCTCAGTGCTTATAAGAGTTTTATTCATGCATAAGAATAGGAGATTATAATAATCATCACATTCTTCTCTAATCTTTTTGACTCTATACTGAGCATATTTAGGATTGGCATAGTATCCATTCTTTTCACCAATAGTAGAGATAATATCATCTGGGATAAGTTCCAGACTTCTATAATCCTCGTGGTAAAGATTAAAGAGTGCTTTGGTTATCTGTACAAGACTGTCACTTATATCAGGAAGCTGAGTAATTTCAAACTTATTGTCAAATTCCTCTTTAGTACCTGTTAAGAGAGTATCTACTATACTACCAAAGGTTAGGGAGGGAGTATCAATTTTATCAAATAATCTGTTAAGATTCTCAAATCCTTCCCTATTAAATCTAGCTATAGTAGAATAAGAATAAGCAGGATCAGCTCTGTATTCTTCTTCAGAGCATTGCCATGATATATCATATAATGATGTTACTTTATTCATCAGTAATACTCCTCTTCATTTGTTCCAAACTCTACAAAATTCTCATCATAATAATCCTCAAAAGGTTCTAGCTGAGCCACATAAACATCTACTTCGGTCTTTAGTTTACGTAATTCTATAAGATTAACCTTTAAGTACTCTTCTCTTGGATTATTATTATTCCTGCTCTTCTTGACCATGTAAAGAGCTGAATCTACTAATGCCTTTAAAGAATCAAAGTCTCTTTCTCTTAAGAAGTTAAGGCCTAGGGGAATATCCCTTTCAGGAAGAGAAGATATAAGAGAGGCAACTCTAGATAATGCTTTACTCATAATTGATTTATTATATTTATAGCCTGTATCATTTGTGTAACGCTATGAGGTTCAAAGAACATATATTTCATCCCATCATTCCTGTCTTCAAGATACCTAAGAAACATCTTTTTCTTGATAGGATAAGTATCATTCTCCTTCCCCTTAACATCAAAGTATATCTTATATATCCCCTTAGTAACTATGAAATCAGGGGTATAGGTTATATTAACTATAGCTCTGTCTCTTATAGTAATATCTTTATCATATCTACCTGCAGCTCTTCTTCTAGGAGCATATATAGTAACGTTTTCTGGTTTAAAGCCCTCTAATAGGACTATTTTTTCTCCCTCATATAAGAAATCCAAGCCAGAGTGCTCTAATTTTTTGTAACAAGAGCACTCTAGCCTACTCTTAAATTTTATACTATTATAACTTATTGGAGCTGCTCCTAATATCCTCTTATTAACAGAATCCATTAGAATATTTTACCGAAATATGATTCAAGGATATCTTTAGCATACTGAGCATCTTCTATAGTTCTAAAAGCTGCAAAATTCCTATAATTCCTAATGTGGCTTTTATCCACCTCAAAGATATCTCCATTAAAAGCAGATATAGCAAATATTCTAGGACTCTGACTGATATGATCATCATAATTCTTGTCCAGCTCTATAGCTATCTCTTTAAGGAAGATGCCAGCAGCACTTCCAGGGTAAATGCAATGTAAAGTTAGAAATATTCCCAGATGGTCACTAGGCATATATTCTGAAAATTTTCTATCTATTTTTTCATAGATCTCAGATACATCAAGCTTATGAATCTTCTTCAGTACTTCTTTAGATATAAGTTCAGGAATATTTTCTTCTGTTATAGTGATATAGGAAACAAGATAGTGTTTCCTATCATCCAGTTCAGCAAGCGGATCCTTTACCACTACAACATCTCCTATTTTAACTTCTCTATTAGTCTCTGTATTTATCAGTGTTATCATATTAAATATTTTATAGAATTATTAAATTTCTTGATACCATTCTATTGTTTCTCCATATTTACCAATTAATAATTCATCAATTTTATTAAACAGTGTCGAGGGCATTTTAGTTCCAATCCTAGCATAATATGCAGGATGGTTTTCTTCAAGAATAGTATTGAAGTTCTTGTTAATATACGGTTTAAATGATTGAGCTTGTCTGCCAAATAGGACATATATTATGCCAGTCTCATTGTCAGACAATCTCTTCAAGAGATCAGCTATGAAAGGCCTCCACAGCATTACGTGAGATCCTATTCTATTCATCTCTACAGTAAGGGCTGAGTTAATCATTAGAATTCCCTGCTTAGCCCAGCTTTCTAGAGAGTTGTCAAAGGTAATATGATTATGCGGAATTTCAAAGTTTATAACAGCTTCTTTTATTATTTGTAAAGAAGGAGATAAGTTTTCTTCTATAACTTCTTTATTATTACCAAATAATATTCCTGTAGCAACACCTTTTTGAGGAAATGGATCTTGACCTAGCATTACAACCTTTAGTTTATCATAAGGGCACAATTTGAATGCTTTGAATACATTTTCTTGACTAGGACAGATAGGAGCTCTCTTATATTCTGCATTTAATCTATTTAATATAGGTATAAGCTGATTTCTATCAATTACTCTCATCCATCTTCCAAAGTAATCATCAATCTTCATCTATAGGAAAGGCATTTATAAGTATGTTTTGTGCATAAGTGGAAAGATCCCAAATATCATTTCCTCCAGGTATCTTAGGAGTTCTGTACATAGTCCTTAAATTTCTTACCTCAATCCGTGCTTTACAATTACTATTATTTATAACACAATAGAAGAAGTGAGTAGCATCGAAAGGAATCATAGTATTCCTAATAAATGTATTTAATTTTGATTTATCAGTGAATACTAGGTAATCAATATATAAAATAGGGGTAATTCCTCTATCTAATCTGTTAAATTCGTAGACAAGAGCTATTATAGGAGCCTCCTCATCAAATATAGTGTGTCCTGAACAATAGTAATATTTCTCATCTAGATTAATTCTAATGAGTTGGTTGCTTCTCTGACACTCATCTCCCATTATATTAATTAGCTGCTGAGGGGATTTAACAGTTTTATTATGGCCACCATAACACATGGCAGTTAGTACTTCTCCTCTTTCTGTGTCTGCAAATTGGCTCATAAATTGAGCCATAATCTCAGCAGGTACTATTAGGGTTTTATTCCCTAGATCTAATGAGTGTACAAATATTTTAGTGGCGTTCTCAAGATTATTAGGAAGAAGTAAGCTTAAATCATTAAAGATACTAGTAAGAGAATTAATTAATTTATTTGTCATGGCTCAGTGGTGAAATACATACGTTTTGCATCATAATAAGTATAAAAGGGCAAATCCCTATCCAATACATGATCAACTTGATTAGATACAAAATTTACAAATAAGTTAACAATAACTGAAGCTATCATACTAGCAGTAAAGGTAGTTTGTTTATAGCTACATATGGTCTCTTCAGCTTCTTTATCTGAAAACAGATAATCATGAGAATATCTATGCATACTATAGTTATCACTACCTTTTATACAAAAAACTTGAAATTCCTCTGCTGCAAGTCTACCATCTATAAATAGACAATTTTCTTTATTATCTATACCCCTTTCTGCTACATGCTCTAACCATTTTTCAAAGAAGACACTCCTAGCCGTCATATTATCAAATCCACAAATCATTATATCACTTGAATAGGAAGTTTCTTCTGTAAAGGCTTCTTTAATAGTTGAATAATCATAGAAATCACTATACCTTGTCATGACTTTACCAACAGAACTAGTCTTAGAATTGCCTATATCATGTACTCCATACAGTTGTCCACTCAGGTTAGATTCCTCTACATAGTCGGGATCCATTATTAATATACGATGAGGTTGGAGTCTGGATAATAGAAAAGCTACATGACTACCTATTCCCCCAAGCCCGGCTAGTAAGATATCCTGATCTTTAACTCTTTGGTACCACGGGGCAGAACTAAATCTACTGGTAGAAGTATCCAAGAGTGCTGACTCTTCATTTTTAGGTATAGCTGGAGAGGAAAAATGTTCCTGATAGATTTCTTCAATAGTGGCATTTAATAATGCCTCCTCTTGTTCATTCAATATCTCATTCATATATGAAATCTTTTAATATATTTACATACTCTTCTATATACTTATTTGGCTTTAATTTATTCAATCTATAGGTCAAACCCCTAGCTATTTTATCATCGGCAATGTCCATATCACTTCCTTCTAATTCTTGTCTTTGAGAGTAACTACATAGAAACTCAACATAGGGAGCAGCCCACATCTGGAAATTCTGGAATCCTCCAGACCCTTTTCCAAATCTCCTATCATAAATATACACCATATTATCAGCCCATTCTGTGACATCAACTTTGCTGATGTTGGGTAGCATCACGGATCCGGTGATAAGCTGTAGCAATAGCTCATCTATAATTTCTTCTTCCTGTTCTGATTCATAGGGAATTTGATCGGATGCAGGTGTAGATTTAGTTGAGAGCCTACCTGAATTATTACTAATAAGTAAAGGCTCTTTATATTTAGGAGAGGAATCATTAAACTTACTATTCTCTAGTTCATTAATCCTATGTAACCAATCTCCTGGCAAATATTCTTCATCATCTCTTATCACATTTAGAGGGAACCACTCTATTATTTGATCTTCATCTTCAGATTCGACCTCCGAAGTAATAAGTTCATCATTGAATGTATTGTACGATATATGCCTTACTACATTAGCTCGTGTTATTCTTCTAGTAATTGCAGCGTTATATATTCCCTCGTTGTTTACAATCAGAGATAAAAAATGATTTCTTTCTTCTCCTTCTGTTCTTAGGGTGCCCATATCTACACTACTGAAAAATGTTGACATTTGGTGGTGGGAATGAATCAATCCAATTTGGCAATCCAATAATTCCTGATTATCGGCCATATAGGCAATTACATCTGGAGACATCATAAACTCTGTAGAGGCATAGCTCCCAATATCCATTGGATATATATCAACACATTCAATATATAGAGAATTGTCTTCAAAATTACCAAATGGCTTATAAAATAATAAGCCAGACCATTCTCTGTCATTTATTCTTGAGCATAAATATCTTATTTTATATTCTATTGTCTGTGGAATAAATAAATCATAAATATTTGATCTGCCTACTAAAGGTAGGCGTTCTTTCTTAATGTCAACCATGATAATTTATAGTAGCAAGTATTTTATTTAAAATATAAGAAGCTATGTTAGGAGATACAATAGTTACATATTTAACATTTGCATAAGTAGGATGACTGCCTACGATTTTGACTAGGACCGGCCTTCCTTTAAATATGCACAACCGCTTCCCTCTAATATTATCTTCTACACTAATATTTTCATCCCCTTCTATATATAATCCCTTATTCATGTACATTACATTATATAGTAGCATATTGGTATCAATATTACCTCTATTAGAATCATTTCGAGAATTGCTCCATTGTATAAATATGTCACTTAGCATAAGAACGTAATCCCTAAAGGGCATACCAAGTTGAAAACAATTATCCCTATATACAATAGGTAATTTAATATGTCTTACTAAATACGGGATGAAAGGCTCAATCTCCAGTGCTATTGTATGGTGGGTACCCAGAGAGGTATATGAGAGTTCCCTTGGCCTTATATTAGCTACCTCTCTAAGATAGTGATATGGCACTCCGTTAACAGATTCGGTTTCAACAAACTTTTGTAGTTCAACACAGAATAACATCCAGATATCAGAATCTGAGGAACTGGTCAATGTACATACTGTATCCCTAATAGGCCCTCTTCCTAGACATGGTGCCACAAACATATTGTCCTCATCCGTGGAAATAAACCTTACATGAGAATGCATGTAATTCTTTGCGAGTTCTGCTTTTGTATACCCTGCTCTACCTAAAGCTGGAGGCTGCGCAAGAGTGCCGTCCCTATAAATAGAAAATTTTACATAAAGCTCAGAGATAATTAAGGACTCATTTCTTTCGTTTGAGATGCGCACCTTTGGGAAATATATAAGTGTAGTATTTGCAATTAGACCTTCCTGCATATCTACATGTTCTTCCCCATAGAAGTCATTTAATATCTCAAGAACCCTTTGTTGGTCACAAGTCATAATTAAAATATATCTTAAATTCTTTGACATAAAAAATAGGGGGATGAAGCTCATCCCCCTATTTAATCCTTATTACTTTAAAAAATCGAACATATTATCTATTTCTGATCTTGAATAGGGACTGTTCTCTAATTCATCAGGTTCACAGGAGGATCTTCTGTACAGGACATCATGTAATTCGTCCTCTTCTGTCAGAGTAATATAATCATTATCTCGGAGTATAGCAACCAGATGAATGAATGCCCTTCTTAAGGCCTTAAATTCAGCTTCAGGTGCAGTTTCTACCTTTGTATCTTCACATGCACAGCTTTCAGTAGAATTTTCTGCAATGAGGTGAATGAGGTCATTATCTGAACATTGAGTATAGACCTTATTATACTTTTCTTTACATTTATATTCAAGATTAGATCTCTTGATCTCTTCGTACAGTTTCTGTCTCCTGGGAGAGAGTACACCAGATGCTATCTTCTTATTAGGATTAGTTAACATGAATACTAGTTCATTTGTCACTTGCCCCTTGTAGGAGATATCATGAGGTAAGAGAGACCTGTTATCTTTTAACTCAGTTTTGGAGAGGCCCTCATAAAAAGTCATTCCTTCATAATCTACATTAGCTGCTTCCAGATCTCTCTTAAGCTCCTCCAGAGTAGTAGCTGCTGACATAATGATCTGTTTTCTTTGGGTTTTAGTAGAAATTACTGTGATTCTTCTTGCTTCCATTTTAATTATTATTTAAAGTTTTGAATTTTTATTTTATAGATTTATTTAAAATTAAAGAGAGGTAATACTACTTTAAGAAACTCAGATTTACCTTTGACTAGCATTAGATCACTAATATCTTTCCCACCACTGAACTTGGGCAACACCACATTAGTAAATCCAGTGCTCTTAGCCAATTTATCACCATCAATAATTCCAGCATCATCATTATCAAATAAGATGCATATCTTTTTATATCTTCTCTTCAATTCATTAATGGCTGTGTTACTTATATTGTACCCCTCTCCTTGAACTGCTATAGCTGGTATACCAGTATTAGCCCATAAGCAAAGGGCATCTTTAAGAGAAGAACATATACAAATGATATTCCCACTCTCAGGTACTTTGGTCCACAGGCTTATCACTGATCTGTCGTGTCTATTACACCACTTATATCTCTTATCTTTGCTATAGGGTTGGTATATCTTCAAGGTAACCTTCCCCTCTTTATGTTCAACATAAGCATAAGCATATTTATCAGCTCTGAATACATATCTATGACCGTCTTTTAATATAATCTTATGAGATACGGGATATACCTCGGCAAACTTGAGCCACTGAAGACTAATTCCATAAGATTCCCAATATTCAATATCATATTTTCTCCATTCCCTTATTTTACACTGAAGATCTACATTCTTATTATAACCTCCAGAAGCAGAAATATGACAAGGAGTAGTTGCTTTTATATTAGTTCCTATTGTAAATTTAGGTATATCCTCATCTATTCTTTTTAGAACATCTATATAGTCACAACTCCACATTTTTCCTAGTAAATCAAAAAGGCCTCCTCTATCCTTAGTAGATAGGTCTGTATAGAATATTCTTTTACCATCCATAGAATATAATCCGAATGAGGGTCTTTTATCTTGTCTTAGAGGAGAGTTCATAACACAAGGGACTCTAGTTACACCTAGGTAATAAAAAAGAATATCTGCTTCGGTTACTCTGCTTAAGATGTCTTCTAAGCTTATAGAACTTTTACCAGAACTGACAGACATGCATTTATGTTATTTTTAATTTAGTTACTAAAGAACCAAGGGGAAGAGGAGTCCATTTCAAAGGGAGCTTTATCTTCCTGTGTAGAAGTACTTGTAAAGTCAGTTGACTCTACGGAATATTCCTTTAAGTCACATACCTCAAATTCAGTAGAGGGATATGCCCCATTAGCTTTTCTGGTCTGCATATCCACGTCTAACCCACTATAATCGGTGATATTATTCTTCAAGAACTTCTGGGTATATACAGCCTGATACTGCTTGTTATCATCAGTAGCTTTTACTCCAAAGAGAATTTTTACCTTATTCTTAGGTTGTAAAGCTATGGCCTCTCTTAATTCAGAAAAATCTCCTTTAAAATAGGCTTCTATATTATCTAATCTGGCCTCTGCTTCAGTTTTATCTTTGATATCTACCACTCTTCCACTTTTATCCTTATAGGATTTGTTAGGAATATTCAAATATGCTTTGATAAAGCCAGTAAGATCTTCTTCTCCTATATAGGCAGGCCTAAAATCAGCAGGCTCAAACCAACTAAGAGTTTCCGGAATAGTCTTGGTGGCAAGATTCTCCTTGGGAATCCAAGTAGTTTCTCCATATTTATTTATTACCTGAATCTTAGTATTATCCCTATTGAATCTAGCCTCCCTGCTCAAAAAGAATGAAATCTTAGTTTTCATGTCAATTCCATTGCATCTATTAGGGTCGGTCTGCACAATAAAGTCAATTCTTACTTGAGGTACTTTATGTTTGTTCCCTTCCTGACCAACTTCAACTTCACTGATATATTCAGGAGCATTCTCAAGTGCTGTATCATAAATCTGCTCAAGCTCTGCTTTAGTAGGATTTACAGCCAGTACATAAACAGGAGCAACGCCTATATATCTTTTAATAGATGCCCCCTCCGTAGACTCTTTACCATTGGCAAAAGCCATAAATGCGAAATTAATTTTATTCATTCTAAAGGGTAATTTTAAATGTGTTTTATATATTACTAATCATTATCTTGTTTATAATTCTCAGCAATCTCCTCAAATTCTACAGGTTCTGGCAGGAGGATCTCATAAACATTCTTTTCCTGATTGAATCTTACTACATCAGTCCTAGGTTCATATTTAGTAACTTTGATAGGTTTTCCTTCCTTATCAATCTTTCCAGTATCTTCAATCCTCTTTTCCACCAAATATTCACTAGTGAATCCACCAGTCAAAGAGATAACCCCCATCTCATGACCATTAATTTCGTTGCAGACACTGTCATATTCCTCTCTGAGTTCATCGAGTTTAGATATAATCTTATTCTTCTTAGTTACTAATGGGTTTACATTCTGTGCTACCCTTTTGATGGATGCCATCTGGCGAACTGTTAATTCTTTTGTCATAATCCTTGGTTTAAATTAAAATATTTTTAATAATTTTATTCCTCTGTCAGATACATCATATACCCTTGTAATGAAATATTTCTTCTCGAAATAATTTAATGCTTCCAATGTATATTTATATATAAGCATTGGTGAGCACCTTAATGCATCTTTAAGTCTTTCTATGTCTTCTTTCTCCTTACCCCATTCTATACAATACTCCTCAATTACATTTAAAGAGTCTTCAAAATCTAAATCTTTGGATAGAAGCTTTAATAGTCTCTTTCTATCCATAATATTCCCGCATAGCATCTAAGACTAAGTTCAAGTCATTAGGGATGAAGTCCTCTTTGAACATGTCTGCCGGAGATTTAGCCGGTATTTCAATGTTTCCTTCCATGCATCTATGGGTATAGAATCCATAAATAGGCCTCTTATTATCGTCATATTTAACAGAAGAGAAAAGCACCATTGGTACCACTTCCATAGGGTTGTAAGAATTATCTATCATCTTACCTATCGTAGAGGGCTTATAGGAGACTATTACATTGTCTGATACTACCTCCTCACAATGCATAATTAAAAACACGTTAATATCAGACCTTAAGTTCTCAGCTGTCTGTATAATAGACTGAAAATGGGAAGCTATATCTACAAATTTATTATAAGAACTGATTTTAGCAGTCTTAAAATATTCTTTTCTCATTATATATGTTATATCTTCAACTACTATATTCTTAACATAAGAAGCATTCTTACTGATACTCTCCATATAATTTACTATAGTAGTATAATCATCTATATTGAAGAGATTCTTATTATCTTCATTATAGAGGCTTTGGCTTCCCTTAAAAGGAAGCCTCTTCTTCAGCACATTAAAGATTACCGTTTCTTTTGGGTTAAGCCCTTTAATTGAAGTGGACTTACCTGTGCCTGATTTTCCTAATATTAAAATTACGTTTGCCAAGATTAACCTCCTTTCTTAATTTATTTAATTTATATTTTGATTCTGATGGTTTTGATATGAAACTAAAGAAAGATTTACTGGTCCTCCTAGATTCCAAAGAATTTATATAGTCATAAACTTTTGATAATTCCCTGGTATTATCAGGTTTAGGAAGCTCATAGAAAATGGAAGAAGCACCATTAAATAATAAGGGACATATATTTCCTGTCGCCCCATAATGCCTGTCTTCTATTACTTCCATAAATCTTATATAGTTCTTGAATCTTTTAATATCATAGCCTTCATATACAGCCAATCCATATTTAAATGGGCTATAAAGGCCTATTACTATATCTGCCACATTGTTATCTTAGCAGCTCTTTATCTGCTAAATCTGCAGTTTCATTTCATTATATCTGCAGGTCGGACTATCTCTTCATATTCCACTTAGTATTGGTATACGTAGGAATATGTCATGCACTCTTGCCACTTCATCTTCTTCAGCACCACCCGGTAAGAAGGTATGTGGTAGTCTCTGTTCCTTCACAATATTTCTATTGTGCTTGGATAAGGGTTATCTGTCTCCAGACTTTCCCAGATTCACATGATTAAGAGACAATTAATTTATACATCATAGTATTATGCATATAGGGAAGGACAAGTTCTTCAAACGCTGGATACTGCTTAGTTGGTAGATATAAAGTTCCATTTTTAGTTATATTAAACACAATCCCAAACTTAGCAACTAGCATATCATTAAATATGGAACACTCTTCTACAGTAAAACAGTTTGTGGCTATACCTACTGTTTTTCCTAGTCTATATCCATCGTCCATAAACATCACAGCTAAAGACAATTCATTAAAGCTTTCTAAATATTCAGAAGTTATAGTCTTTTTACCATTCTTATAGAGATTATTATAAATAGGTAGAAGTACTGGATTAGCTGGCAATCTACATATAGCAGATTCATAATATAATCCGGTTCTTTTATCTATAGTTTTTCTCTTAGATGTTGAAAACTTCGCTCCTAATGATTCTAATTCTTTAGCTTTCCACTTACAATACTCCAATTGTTTAATTCCATGTTCACAAGTAAAAATAGGATTAATATTAGTCTTCCTTAAGGAGGCATCTCCTAATAAAGAGCCTAATATAATAGACCTCTGTCTGTCTGTCATTTCTATAGCTTTATTAATAAGTAAATTATCCCTCTGTATATTGTTTCTTTTTCTAAAAAAGTATACAGAAATCTCTTTCACTCCTAGTAATTCAGCTATTTCTCTATCTGTCTTACCTTCTCTAACTAGTTTTTCCGCTTCTGTATAATTCATCTTCCTAAAAGATAAATATGAGAAGTTTGAAGCTAATCCTAATTTACTTCTATGAAACTGTATTAATTGTCTTGAAACATTCATTATAGACGCTATTTCCGCATCTGTTTTACCTTCCTTATGTAATTCTACTAATCTTTGTTTATCCATAAATATTAGATTTTATATTTGTGGCACAAAGATACGTAAAATATTTGATATATGCAAATCTACTGATGAAATACTTATCTTATCTCTCGATGTCACTTTACAATCCGCGAGACCATCAGATGATGGTTTTATTCTTCCTAATTTGAATGATTCGTTACCTTCTTTATCTTGAGCCTGGTGTTGTATAAGCACAACTATCATATTTAGCTGAGACTTGAGAGTTATAGCATATTTGGACATCTTATTAATGGTTCCCCAAATATCCATACCCTTTTCAGTAGAGAGGTTTGAGGCATTGTCTATGAGTACAAATACATACATATTTGGATCATTCCAAGTAAATGGATTAATAGGATCCAACATTTGCCTCTCCTCTAACTTTCCTGTTATTTCATTGGCCTTTTTATATGTAGTATAGTTATAATGCCCATTCGATTCAGCAAAATCTCTACAATATTTGTTTACTCCGGTAGGATTTTTGATGCTATCTATATACTCTACAACCTCTTCAAACTTTCTAATATAGGTCTTGTACCTTTCACTTTCAAGAAGCTCAAATATGTGAATATCTACAGGTTTATCCTTGTCAGTACTCTTTAAATTAGTATTTGTCATGTAGATTCCATCAAGTCTTGCTAATAAATGACAGAGAAATTCATTATATTTCTCTTTAGGAGACATTTCTAAGGTAAAATATAATACCTTAGCCTTGAATTCAGGATGTTCTACCATGAAAAATATGAGCTCATAGACCCATAAATAATCACATAGTTTACTCTTCCCAACTTTTTGATTGGCTGAGAGAATGATGTATTTCCCCTGTTCAGTACCTGGTAGGATATTCCTATATCTTGGAAAGGGCAAGGGAAGACAATTCCACTCTCCTTTGATTACTCTTTCCCTTCTATTTTTTAAGTCTCTTATTATTTCATCAAATTTCATAGTAATGTGGATGTCCAATCATTTCTCAAATTCTCTTCCTGACCATAATTCTCAATATAGTTCATTAATTCAGATTCCCCTTCTACTTCTCCGGCAGCCCCTATCTTTTCTTTTAATATAAAATACTTCAAGAGCTTCATATATCTATAGCTCCCATTAAAGCTATCTACATATTTAGAAGCAGCATGGAGTATCTTATTTCCCAGAAACTTATTAAATTCTTCTTTGTTAAGTTTAGAAAACTCCTCCTTGAATTCATTTCTTATATATTCTTCATATTTCTTCAGGAACAACTTTAATCTTCTTATTATCAGAGCTGTTCCTTCAGCCCAATAATAATTAGTTCCTTCCTTTTTACCTTTAGGGAAGATTTCCTTTAATTTAGTGGCTATCTCAAGTAGGAAATCATCTCCAGAATTCTTTGGTTCATCAGAGTCAATAATAGTGGAATCCAATACTTCAGTACCTCTATTTGTTAATCTCCATCCAATCTGTTGAAATGTCTCATCCCTGTCTGCTGTCAATAGTCCTTTTTGTATCAAGCTTTCTTTAGTTAGCTCTAGATTAATTTTATTATGAATTATTATCATATATAAGGCTTCATCCAGGGTTATACCATGCTTAGCAGCAGACTCCTTATTAAGTCTTATTGTCATATTTCTAAATTCTCTAATCTTTCTACTTTTATTATATAAGTTTCATCAATCCCATCGAGAGCCTTCTTAAGATACTCCTCATCTCTTGTATTTTCATAATATAGAATAAACTGTATAGGATCTTCAGCTCTTAAACTTCTACCAAATTTCTGTATGAAAGCTCTCTCTTTTCCATCAAGCTGAATAATAACTCCCACTTGAATATCTACTAAATTCTGCCCTTCCTGTAATAAACCCACAGCAAATAAGCTGCTAATCTCTTTTCTATTAAATTTCTCAATTATTTGTAAAGATTTATTTTCCTCTGAATGAACAGCATTTCTCCCTCCTAATATCCTTGCTTGATCAATACTAGAGCAGAAACATATTAATCTTTTATCTTTGATTCTATTAAGAAGATTCGAGGCCACTATAGTTTTAAGGTCTCCGAGAAATCTCTTTCTCTGCAACCCACATTGTAGCCACTTTGTTTTCATAAATTCTACTCTAGAAGTAAGATACCTGCTCTTCCAATATTCACACTTATTTGTCAGATAGTCATATTTTTGCTTTGCTGTGCAGGATATTACTAAGGAGGTATCAGGATACTGTTCCTTATGTTTTAAAAACTTCCATCTCTCATAAAAACTGCACTTTCGTATAGTCTTTTTTCCTTTGTTTCCCCACTCTTCTGTAACTGAGTACTCTTGATGTGTATTATCTAAGATGAGTGGAATTAAATATATCCTGGGCTTTGGCAAGAGACCTCCTTTTATAGCTTCTCCTAAAGTAATCTTTGATATTTTAAAATCTCCAAATATCTGGTTAAGAGAGTATATAACCTGGTCTGGAAGAGTAGCTGATAAGACTATTATGTACCTTGAGAAAATCTCTGTAAGTAAATTCATTCTTAAATCAGAGCCTAAGTGATGACCTTCATCAAAGATAATTAGATCCCAATTGCTGTTTTTATATTTTCTTAATGAAGCATAGCACTCCATCGTGATGTCACATTCTTTTAACTTCCATTTCTTGAACTCTCTTTCCCAGTTTGACTTATGATTTATTTCAGCTACAACTAACAGAACTTTCAAATGGCCATTCCTTTCTATTAAATAATTGGCTATATCAATAGCAGCTTTTGATTTACCTGTTCCTGTAGCCCATTGTAGTATGATCCTGGGGTGTTGCTCTATGAGTTGTATAGGAAGAGTCTGTAATTCTTCTTTAGTCATAATAGTCTCTGATATAGTATCTATAATCATTTATTACATCCTATATAATTAAATTTCTCTAAGATTGGCTGTTGGATTCTGAATAATATTTAAGATTCATATTACAGTATTAGTAAAAAAAGGGTAAGAACTTATTAGTTCTTACCCCAGATTCTAGATTAGTTTAGTATTTAGTCCTGAAAAATCGTATAGGAAAAGCTTTTCCCATTGTAGCTTTCACATATTCTTTGCAGATGAGCTTCTAAGCGCTGCTTAGAAGTAAGTCCTCCCCACTTCTTGGAATTTGACCAATAGGGAGTTTCTCCAGAGGTCATATACTTGTATGCCTCTGGAGAGAGATTGATATGTTTCATAGCAGGTTTAGTACATAGAGGATAATGTATGGTCTCTCCCTTTACATATTGATACCCACTTTTACTTTTTTTTCTCATCTGAAAGCCGATTACTTCAGGCTCACTCTTACGTATAAGAGTGCTCCCCTCTAATTGAATAGTCAGGGAGACTTTTACTGTGTTGTTCATCTAATTTTAAAATATGGTAATAAGAAAAGTCTTTCTATGATGTTAAATTATAAAACTATTTATTTAAAAAATAATGCTGTACTATGTTACCATGCCCTTGGTTACAGCATTCCAAAACAATACTAAATTATATGGCATTTCTCTAATTATTCTTCTTGAACACAGACCATAGAATCTGTAAGTAAAGCAGTTTCAATCAAGAAGCTTCTTGCTGTACCCCTGCATATATAACACTCCTAAATTCGAGAAAAATATCAATCATGTTATATAAGTTTTTGGCCTTAGCTCAAGTCCTTATACCCTCCCTATTTTATGCTTTCTATAGGGCTTGCTGGTATATTAGCAATCATTTATAGGATGACTATTCCTATAAACTTGGAGATTTTTTCCCTTTGTATCTCTGACAAAGTCTATTCCATATTCTTTTTACATTACTGAATAGATAATAATGGGAGCTTACGACTAAAAACTTGTTAACCTCCAAACGATTCATCTTACACAGATATAAACTTATTGTAATTAAGATTCACCTTGTCCACGCCTAACAAGGCTTCACCCCCATGACTATTATGGGTTTAATATAAAAGTGTAAGTTATGTATACATCATATCCTCGCATCCATCCTCTATATATGGGCAATTACATCAGTTATAATAATCTGATCTGATACAATTAATCCTTTATCTATTCCTGTTACTATTTTACTTCCTGCGGGAATTAAGCATTCAACTATTGTACCTATTAATGGTCCGGATTTCTTTATTCTTTCAAGGGATGAGAAGCTATGAAATCCATTACTAATACTTAAGATAGGATCTGATGGCTTAACTCTTTTTCTCACCATAAAGTACTCTTTTGCATCAGTATAAGCTGATATTGCATTCATTGGTCTTATATCTGCTACTATATTAGTTTTATAGAGCTGACCTAGTATATAGTTGAAGCTTCTGCACTTAGATAGTATAAGGTGATTACTTAATACTATTACCAATTTATAGATAATAATATCCTGCTTAGCTCTTTTAGGTCTATTCTTTATATAAGCTATAGTACACATGATTTTTTCTTTATAAATGGTATTTGTT